ATGGGGCAAAGGCGCACCCGCGGTGACGGGGGACTCTACAAACGCAGCGATGGCATGTGGGTCGGAGCCGTCGATATCCCCACCGAAGATGGAAAGCGCCGACGCCGAACTGTCTCCTCGAAAGACAAGGCAACCGCCCTGGCGAAGCTGCGCACCCTGCGATCTGAGATCACATCGGGGAAGGCGCCCACAACCTCCAACACCACACTCGAACAGTGGCTCACCCACTGGCTTGAGACCATCCAGAAGCCGCGCGTACGTCCAACCACATTCAAGTACTACGAGACCACCGTCCGTCTCTATATCCTGCCGTTCCTTAACGGCAGTGTGAGGCTGGGCAAGCTCACCCCGGCGGAAGTACGCAAGATGATCGCCCGCAATGGAACACGCAACGCACAGAAGGCCCACCAGACTCTCGTGAAAGCGCTCGGCGATGCCATGGACGAGGGGATGTTGGATCGCAATGTCGCAGCGGTCGTCGACAAGCCCAGGCATGTCGCCGAGGAGCGCCAACCGTTCACATTCGCAGAATCTCGCCAAATCATCACCACCGCATTCGAGATCAACGATCCATGGGCGACGATGTGGACTTCCATGTTCTTCACCGCCGCCCGGCAGGGCGAGATCATCGGCATGGAGTCCGACCGCTGCGACCTTATCGAGGGGCTGTTCGACTTCGGTTGGCAGCTACAACAGCTGCCGTCCGATCTTCCAAAAGGCTTCAACTACCGGCCCTGCTACAAGTCCCTGGTGTGGACCAAGCCAAAGAACAAAGCCGGTGACCGCATCGCCCCAATGACTGCGCCAGTCTGGGCAATGATGAAGACCTACGTCGCCAACGACACCAGACCCAACCCCCACGGCCTGGTATGGCGGCATGAAGACGGTCACCCGATCTCACCCACTGACGCCTCCGAGGCGTGGCGAGCATTACTGAAAGCTGCCGGCGTGCGGTACCGGTCAATGCACTCGGCCCGCCACACCACTTCAACGCTGCTCAACAAAGCCCGCGTCTCCCAGGAGACGCGCATGAAAGTGGTTGGCCACTCAACCGCGGCTGCGCACCAGGGCTATGTACACGTGGACCACGAGACGGCCCGCGCGGCGCTGTCGAACCTCAATGAGTTGTTGGATTGAGTTCAGCCTGCTAATTCTGGGTGGACCGTGCCGCTATCGCGGATATCCCATATTTTTCCGGTGTCAACGCCGTTGAAGTTTATTCGATCGAGAGTGACTTTTTCGTATCCCACATTCAAGACGATGGTGTCCTGATTGCTGTTTCCGTATGCATCCTTGGTCGGAAAGGTTCCTTGTATGAAGACCTTTGTGGCGTTGGGGTATTCGGAGTGTGCGTACTTGAGCGCTTCGATGGTCTTGTTTTGGGCTCCACGGCGCGTAAGCCCCATAAAGACTGCGTCAGAGATTCTGAAGCTTCCGAAGACGACCTCTCCACTCGATCCCGACTCTGTCCGAAAGGAGACACCTTCGGGCGGTTTTGGCTTCTGAGGTTCTACCGGTCGCGCAGGTTCGACCAGCGCGGGCGCTGATGCTTTCGTTGCCGTGCCAGTGTGGGTGGATGGCTGAGTATCCTTACGGTCTTGTCCCCCGATCAATCCGATCAGGAAGAGGACGGCAACTGCCCCCACGATCCACGGCCACTTGGGCGTTTCCTTCTTATTGGGCGACCGCATCAGCTGGTCCGTCCATCTAGCCCCATCGAAGTATCGCAGCCCCGGAGCGCCTGACGGATCTGGATACCAACCCGGCATTGACATTGCGGCCCCCTTATTCATTGTTGACCTGCAAATCCTACGACTTTGATAGGAGTCTGCGTGCCCATCTGAGAAGTCGAATTTGGTCCCGGCGTTCACGCTCGGGGTCATGCTCACGGCTTAGGTATTCATCGAGGGCGCGCTGCATGTCGGGGTCTCTCAGCGCTCCCATGGTGCGCCGTTCTGCTGGTACCACTGCTCGCGTCTTTCCTGTGACCACCATGGCGCAGGTGGGCCGAAAGGGTGTGTGAAGCCCCAGCGGAATGCCGGGTTATTGAACGCGAACCACGGATGCAGAAGCCGCAGGAGCCTCATCACGACCTCCAGTCCTGAGGAACCGGCCGCCCCTCGGATACGTCCCGAGCGCATGCCCGCATGCCGTATTCGATCGCTCCCGAGTAGAACCTCGAGTATCGGCCGGCGAAGGTCCGCAAGATCCAATTGGCCAACCGTATCGCCCCGCGCTCAACAACGGTAGCGCCGCCAAGTTCGCTCATACCCCAATTGTCCCGCGTTTCAGGCGAAGTCGCGGTGTCTACCGCGTCCGGATTCTCAGTAGCCGGTTTACGGTCACCGGATCAGACTTTAGGGCGTCTTCACTTTCCAGGATCTGGTTGAGCTTCTGGTAGTACCTCACGGGGGAGAGCCCAAACCGGTCCTGGATGGCCTTCTCTTTGTCTCCGATCTGGCTCCACCAAATGTTCTCGAATGCAAGCACTTCCGCAGTATTCGGGCCGATCACGGTATCCACATCCATTCGTCACCGAGGACGTGTTCAAGTTCAGCGGTTTCCATCGGGTCGAGCGTGGACATTCGCGTTCGCAGCGTTGGGCCATCCACCCACAGTCCTTCGGCCAGCTCGTCGCAATCTTGCGTCCATCGCAAGCCGTCCACCAAATCGCCGAAGGTGATGAGTCGTCGCGCAGCGAGCTCGTCAACGATGCGTTCTTCGCGTGCGGCTGCCCTTGGGTCGGTGGGCAGCGGTCCGCGTTCCCAGTGGATCAGTTCGTGGGTCAGGGTGCATCGCCGATGGACCTGCTGCAATCGTTTGCACAGCCAAATCTTTTGGCGCGTGAAGCTGGTCAGCCCCCACACTTGTTCGGGTAGTTCCCGGCGACAATTGATGACCACATGGGGGTAGTGATCAGCGGCGTAGCGCCAGGGATGCCAACGTTGGCTCATGGTGGTGAAGCTAGCGTCACCCACTGACAAAAATGGCTCTGACCAGGAACTACATGGATGTAACTTCTCCACGGCAAGGGCCTGCCAAATCACATCAGAGAAACCTCAGATGTGCGTTATCGTTGAGTCATGACCGCCGCGATCAGCTACGAAAGCGTTTCGTCCATCGTGGAGACGGACGCTCATGCCGAGTTGCGCGTGTCTGGCAAGCCGAACGCGAAGTATGTGCAGGTCACCGAGTCGGATGGGACTATCCGGCTTATCCCGCTATCCCTGCTGCATGAGTCGGAGCGGGCGATCCTAGAAAACCCCGGTCTGTACAACCAGCTCCGAAGGGGTTTGACGGAGTTCGCCGAGGGGCAGAGCGTGTCTAGCGACTGGTTGTTCGCTGACGAGTGAGCGCCGAGGAAGTTCGGTTTAGTCCATCCGTTGACCGATGGTTACGGGTCTTTTTACCAAGGTTAGGGTCTACAGACCCTAACCTTGCTCCCTTTTGGATCGGCCCTGACTACCGTTGAACACTGCCGCCAAACCGATCACGTCAAACACCGCAATACCGCCCCCGATCCACTCGTGGCCGAGGTAAGCGAACCATGCGGACACGGCAAACCCAGCGAGAACGGCTGCTAGCCCAAATCGTTGGCCTTGACTGCGCCCCTTATCGGGTATGCGGTAAGGGGCTTCGCGCATATAGATATCCGAGTCGACCGTCTTGCGTAATGACGAAACATATGTGTCGTACAGCTCTGGGGTGTTGTGCTTCATCCGCTCCATTTCCGCTGGATCCGGTGTCAGCAGAGGCAGATGCAGGTGATTCTCGGTGAGATACGCGGTGAGCTGTGTTAGCGAGAGACTTGGCGAAGGTTCCGATTCGCCCGCAGCAGGCTCGCGTTGAGGTTGTACGGCTCCGGGGCTGGCATCATCTCCCTCAGTGCTTCGTACGTCGCCTCGCCCTTGATGTCGAACAGGCTTCCCAGGCCGATCAGGAACGCACGCGTCCGCGTCCCCGTGTTCGTCTCCCGAGTGCTCATGGCTCAACGATAGCTCCTTGTCATGCGGTATGTGAATGTGTTGTGCATGACGCTATCGGTCGGCATGCGGTTCAAGTGGGTAGATCACGAGTCCATGGGTCGCTGCGGCTTATCCTCGTCCGTCACCCTGCGCGCAGCCAGTCCATACCCGCCGAACTCGTCGAAGTCGTACTCCTCCTTGATTTCGTGGACTTCCGACGATGTTGCCGATTGCGTCGCAGCTTCCAGATCATCCTCATCTTCCTTTCTTGTAAACGTGGGAACCTGCACGGAAAAGCCCATGTCGCTTGGCGAGATACCTTCGACAGGCAGGGGGTTTGGCTGTGCGTAGTCGGGCAGTTCTTCGCTCTCATTGGTGTATCCGTCGGCCACCCACCGGTTCTCCACATCCAAGGAGAGCTTGTTGACCAAGTCGCTCACCTCAAGCTGCTCCGGCCGCGGTAACCAGTCGATTCGGACATGTAGCGTCCGCAGCTCGTCGTCTTCGATAAACCGCTTAAGCACTCGCGCTTCCTCGTCCGTGAGCCCAGCGTCGTCGCCGCTGTGCATGATCTTGTTTCGAACGCGAGCCAGGAGTAGCCGCTCCTCGCTGGACATCGGAAGGAACTCGTTTGGCGCCGCCGGGTGTTTCCCGAGCGCCTTGGCGGCCTGACTCGAGATCGCCGCGTTAGGTGCCCCTCGCGGGAGCCGTGGCAGGCGGGGTACCTCCACGGGTTTCCGCTCAAGCGGTATCGGAGCGCCGCCGGCGAGGATGTTGTCGATACTTCCCAGCTGCCATTCAATCGCCCCTTCGAGCGCGGATCCCGTTCCATCACGAAAGTCTGTGTGTTTACCGCCCTCAATAAGCCGGAGCGTGGCCGTTGAGGGGCCGCCCGCGTTTTGCACATCCGCCTGAGTGAGTTTCAGGGACTTGCGGCGTGCACGTACTAGGCGACCGAGTCGCTGCGCGTCGCTCTCACTTGTCATAGATGAAGGCTCCCACTCGGTTACGTGACAGGTCTAGTGAAGGTTTGACAAGTCTATCGCCAGGTCAGCGCCGGATTCGATAGTTACACGCTTGTCATTCAGCAGCTAGATAGCGGAAATGGCGATTGCCCTTGCGCTTAAATCGCTAGTTGTCTAGAGTTGTCGCTATGCCAGCGATGGAACCGCTAGGGCCGATGGTCCGAATCAAACAAGTGAGAATCGATCACAACCTCAGTCAGTCTCAACTCGCAGAGCGGATCGCCGAGCAAGGGGTGGAGGTCACCGACGCCGGGATTTCGAACGTAGAGAACGGCAACAAGAAGGCCAGCGATCGACTCCTCAACGCATGGGCCAAAGCGCTGGGCATCGATCCTCTCGATGTCTGGCACGGACCTTTACGCCCACCAGTCGAACCGTCGGCACCGTTGCGGCGCAAGACGGTGGCCTGATGGCCGTCGATATGTCGAACGTCGTATCAATCACGCGATCGGACGATCCGCACTACTGCGAGCTTCCGATCTCGGAAATCATCGTGCAGGGGCGTCATCGCGCCGATCTCGGCGATATCAAAGCGCTTGCCGAAAGTATCGAATCAATAGGGCTGATCCACGCCCCAGCTGTTACGCCCGATCATCACCTGCTAGCGGGTGAGCGCCGACTAGCTGCCCTTCGAATGCTTGGCAGGACCGTCGTCCCCGTTGTAGTCATTCACAAGTTGACCGATGCGACCGATCGACTACGAGCTGAGCGTGATGAGAACACCTGCCGGAAGGACTTCACGGCATCAGAGCTTGTATCGATCGGCCGTCGACTCGAAGAACTTGAGCGGCCGAAAGCGCAGGCGCGCCAACGGGAGTCGGGCGGGGACCGCAAATCTGCAGAGTATCGGTCTGGTTCTGTAGAACCAGACCGATCCGGGTCCGCTCCGACCAATCGGGTAGTCGGCGAGGCGCTGGGCGTTTCGCCATCTACGTACAAACGCGCCAAGACCGTCGTCAGCGCAACCGAGGATGACGACCTGGAAGTCGCGACTGTCGCGCGCGATCAGCTCGCCAAGCTGGATGCCGGGGAGGTCTCGTACACCGCCGCAGATCAAGCGGTACGTGATGTCCGTAACCGCAAGAAGGAAGCGATCGACTTCACCGACCCTGGGGTTGATGCGGAAGCGCCTGAACCCGAGGTGATTCCAGGGCTGCCGACCAAGGTCAAGGGTCCACGCCCAAACCACTTGAAGATGCTCACTCGAATCGTCGTCGGCCTGTCGGGAACGGTGATGGCCCTCGATGGAATCGAGGAGGTGAACGACACCGTAAACGCAGAAGAGGCCAGACGACTCATGTCTGACCTCTCCCAATCAATCCGGTCCCTAAACCGAATCAACAAGCTACTCAAGGAGCGTATCAGATGAGCGAACCGATCTTCGTCCGAATCCATATCAGCCTGCTCCATGTCGACCCGATAGTGCAGCGCGCGCTGGACCCACATAGAGCAGCTGTGATGGCCGAGAAGTTCAACCCCAGCGCGGTTGGCGCACTTATCGTCAACCAACGCGATGACGGCAAGTACTTCATCATCGACGGTCAGCACCGGCATGCAGCGGCGGTGATCGCGAAGTATGACGGCAAGTTGAACTGTATTGTGCACCCAGGACTTCCGATTGCCGAAGAAGCGGCCCTTTTCCTGGCGCTGAACGATTCCAAACTCGTTCAAGCTATAGATAAGTTCCGCATGCGCGTACTAGCTAACGAGCCGGACGCGGTGGCTATCAATGAAATAATCGAGAAGTACGGCTGGCGGACTGCAACTTCCATCGCAAACGGAAGTTTCGCCGCTGTAGCCGCGATCGAGAAGGTCTACAACGGAGCGGGAGTTCTCAGCGCTGGCAAGTACCCCGTGCTCGTTAAGTATGTGATGTGGACCATCAACAACGCCTGGGGTCGCGACGCAGCTGGCGCGCACGCTGCCATCGTTGGTGGGATCGGTCAGTTGTTCGCTCGATACGGACAGAGGGTGGATGGCAAGAAGTTAGCCGCTGAAATGGCGAAGCTCCGTCCAGTTGATCTGGTGGCTAAAGCTAAGCAGCTCAAAGACGCTCAGGGAGGGACGATCCCGCCAGCGATGGCAGCGGTACTTGTTGGCATCCATAACAAGGGTCGTCGCACGAATCGCCTCCCCGATTGGCGGTGGACCCGATGACCTATGAACTGATCACCCTCGCGCGACGGAAGTACCTGGCGGCGAATCCACCTCGAATATCGGACGTTCAGGGGTATACACGTTCGGGTGAGCCAGCTGGAACGATGAAGATCCCCAACATTGGGGACATTCAGATCATCGGATGCAAGCTAGGCATGGAATACCTGGCCATCTGCGATGACGAAGAGGCTGTGGAGGAATGGATCCACACAGCGCTTGGAATCGTGAAAGACCCCGAGCTGGCGAGCATTTTGTTCGCCAATGTATTCCGGGGCGTCAACCTGGTCATCGCGGGAATTATTGAGCAGACTCCGGGCCTTCGGGAGCAGATGCACCGCCTCGCACTGCAGGCGTGGGATAAGGACTTTGCAGAGTTCGGCGGTGGGGCATGAGCATCTCTGAATCCCGAGTACGGGAGATAGTGCAGGAAGAACTGCATCGTCCTGCCCGCCACCTGGTTATCAAGGTCAAGAAGGGGCCAATATCACCGGTCGACGATGTCTGGGACAGGGAAGGACGGACCGGACAGGAGGGCGGGGATACCGGGCCCGATCAGGAACCGGTGCATCTCATTGCCGCGACCATCCGCGATCAGGTAGTTGATGTCACACAAGACGGTGTCCCCACCGGAGGCGAGCTCGATCGCCTTGGCTACCCGTTGGGCGTGCTCAAGGGTAAGTGGAATCTTCTCTCCCGCGTAGCGAAGCGTGTACGCGAACTCTTCATCACTCATCCCAAGACGGTAGATGGAAAGGAGTGGTCATGAGCAAGCTTTCCTATAACCGCAAAGAAGCCTCCGAGTACCTCGGTATCAGCCTCTACAAGCTGGATGAACACAAGCGCTTGGGGCATATCTGCCCGCGGTACGACGGCTCAGTTCCGCTGTACCCCAAGGAAGAACTCGATGCATTCTTCGCATCCTTGCCGTCTGAACCTAAGTCGGCGTAGAGCTTTCAATAACTGAATAACCCCCGAACGCTGGGGCGGGACATCTTGGCGGAAGACCGCCCCAGCGCCACTGCAACCAACACCTTGGAGGTGTGGCGTGTTCAAGCATAGATCCATCGCGGCTGTAGCCGTAATCCTCACCGCGGTTTCATGTGCTCCACCAGCCCACGCGGACTCGACTCAAGACCTAGCCGAAAAATACGGCATCTCGGTGTGCCGCAGTCTGGATGCTGATCCCACGATCGATGGGGTTCTCAACACCGGGGTATCGCTCACCAAAAAAGCGAACATCGACCCGTATGTAGCGGGACAAGTGTTGGCGTACAGCGCCATCTGGTTTTGCCCCACGCACATCACTCTCTTGAAGCGGTTCGCTGACTACTACAAGGGAGGGCGGGAAGCATGAGCGGGCGGGAGCGTATAGAGCAAGCAGCCAAAGAAAACGGGTGGGCGGTGCGGCGCGTAGGCGGTCAATCGGCACTGGAGTTCTCTAAAAAGGGTGAACTGCTATTTGTCGGTTTCGATCGGGCCATGCGTCATGTGATGTTCGCCGATGTGGACACGTTTTTCACTACTCATATGACCGAGCCGCCAGAAGCTATCGCCGACCAGGTTATCGCCTACCTACAGCAGGGCGAGGTGCGGTCATGACCGTCGAAAGTGCTGTAGAGCGAATCGTTTACGACTGCGCAGCCGACATTGACTTGGAAGAAATCGAGGAGATGTTGGCCTCTGTCCGTAGCCAACTACCCAACCCGGAGTCGGTGTTGTGGCGGTACGACAAGTGCGAACTGGAGACCTACACGGCGCTTAGCGCTGAACTCAAGGTCAACCCACGGGCATTGAATGCCGAAATCAAGCATGGATGCGAATTCCACTGGGACTCAGATGGCCCCGCGTATTCCGAAGATGAAGAAGGGGAGGCGGCGTGATGTTCGCCCTACTCATTGCTATATGCGCGATCGTCTTCCTCGCAGTCATTCTCGGCGGGCTTGGGCTTGGCGGGTGGGCGATGTGGGAGTGCTGGAAAACCGCGCATCGTCCCGGCTATCAGTCCCCACTAGTGCACGGTTGGGAGGACTGATGCGCGAGCTATTCACGTTCCCAATCTGCCACGCACACCAAGTGTTCCACCCATGCAGGCCGTGCGAGAAGGAGCAGGCCCGTAACCAGGTCAAGAACTGGACCGCTATCGGATGGCTGCTCACGTTCTCGGTGTTTTTCATGGTCGTTCTGTGGTACTCGGCAGGTGGGCGATGAACCCTTACGAAACGAACATGGTGGATCAACTCTTTGCGTCCGCTGATGACACCTTGAATCAGATGCTCGTGGAAATGCGTGAGCTACTGATGGAGTCTTCCCCTGAGTTGATCTGGGGATCGTTCACGATCGGTATGGCTGATCGCGCGGAAGCTGAGGGTTACAACCAGCAGACATCATTCGGCCTTCTCGGCGCTGCCTTGATCCGGTTAGCGAGGCAGTCATGAGCGTCGCACGCATTGAGACACGGCTGGACGGATGCCCGGGTGAGCACTACTTCGACGATGAGGGCTACGACGTTTGGGGATATGACCAGATGGGGAGCTACTGCCGCACTTACGATCGAGCACCCTTCCAGGCAAGCCCATTTCGGACGGAACACACAGGCGAGGTGGCGCAGTCATGAGCTTCGACCTTGTTCTATCGTTTTTCCCCTTTCTGTTTGTGTGCGCCGTTGCCTTCGGGGGCTGGTGGTGGGCTGATGCGCAGCTACACCGCACCGAGAATAAAGCCCTGCGCCGTGAAATCGCCAGGCTCTCAAAGCATCCCTCTACCTATGAGCCTGAACCACTCCCATATATGCGGAGGTACGCAGACGATGAAGACTGAATGGACTGGTGAACCGTACACCACGGTGCGATGGGCCCTATTTGAAGCCATGCGAGCCGCTGACAACGCATCGGTCGAAAACTACTGGGATGTGGTGACGGATAACCTGATTCGCGGACTAGGGCTGCACCAAGAGCGGGCGATTGAATACCCGACATTGCGGCCTGGGGAACCCGTTCCCATTATCCGCCCCGATGAAGAGGTTATTTGCATTCCGGATCGTGGGGACTTCTTCGTCTCCCGCCTCGTCTCTGATTGGAAGCGGGTGGACTCCAATGAGTGAGCGAGAGACCGCTAAGGCGGCGATGGAATCAGTCTTGAGGATCGGTCAGCGACACCCGGTGCGGTTCATGGCTGATGTGGTAACCGGCTCTGTCTCAGATGAACTCGTAGGCGCCCTCGTAGCGGCTGGGGTACTGCAATGAGTAGGTACACGATCAATCATGACGAGGCTGATGCGCGGGTGTTGTTGATGTGCGCGGAAATGCTCAAGCACCTAGACCTAGCCGGTCGTGGCGGTGTTGATGTGTCCGCTTCTATTGCCGAGGTTATGGCCAGGCGTGATGAAGTGTTGCGTTCCAGGGGGATTGAGCCGAACGGGCAGGGGACATGCAAATGAGTGGGTTAAGTGATGTGCAGCGCGGGGCGCTCAAGAGTTGCTTGGAAGAGATCTATTTCGGGTACGGCGAGAAGGATTGGGAACGCCTCGCTGGTGAAGCTACTGAACGGATCGCGTCTGCGGTGAGGAAGGCGTCATGAGCGACTACATCAAGGATGTTCTTAAAGACGCTATCGAGGAAGAGCTTTCGTTGGGTGGTGATGCGGGGACTGTGATGGCCCGTATCGGTGAGGTGTTGTCAGAAGAGGGCTACAGGGTGGTGGCGTTGTGAAGCTGGAACCGACTGCCGAACAGTTGGAATTAATCGCCAAGGCTGCCGGGATGGCGGTCTGGGAGATGCAAATCGCCTTCGATATCGCTAACCATGGAATCCCCGAGGGGCCACCTGTTGGCACCATCGCACGACGACCAGACGGGAAGTACCTTGCGACTCGGATACTTACAGTCTCGGACGGGACACCAGCGTGGAACTACAAGAACCTGACATGGCCCGAGGTGGAATGGGAATACCTACGGCAGAACGACGCCGACTCTTGGCCTGTCATCTTCACCCCCGGCGAAGCCGTGGGCTCTGGCCCCACCACCGATGGTGGTGAGACCTACGACCCGACACTGGAAAAGACTCGCGAAGAGAAGATCCAAGACTACATGGAGTGGAGCGAGACGCAGATCGATACGGATGCTCTCGACCCAACAGCACAACAGGGACCGCCGAAGGGGCTCTACGGGAAATACCGGGTTGAACGCGTGGACGGTAAACCAATCCGGGCCTGCTTCGTCTTGGAATACCTGGATGACCTCCACGCCAACAAGGCGCTTTTGGAGTACGCATTCTCTGTCGAACGGGTAAATCCCGAGTTAGCCAAGGATCTTCGCACTGAGTGGGGTAAATGGCCCGGAAGGTCACAACAGGAACCGGGCGAGTCTCTGGCGCGTGGACTGGATGACCTTGCCGCTGGGCGGGTATCCCGCAGGGACGACTACCTGGAGCCACAACAGGAACCGGCGACTACGCATCCCGTATCTCCTGAGAGTACGAATTGCGTACCCAAGCCCCGCGCACCCCGTGTCATTGACCGTCTAGGGGTAGACGAGCGGGGATCGCGGTGGCGGGACCGGCAGCTGGGCGAGTGGAAGTTTGATGGGCAGGCCTGGCGTTATCTAGAGCTGACATGGACGAGCGTCCCCGGCGGTGAATGGGTTGAAGCGGAGCCATCCAAACGGTACGGCCCGTATGTCGAGGTTCTGTCATGAGTCGTGGTGTCCGTATGTCCGATTGGCTCGCAACCGATTACCGGCGTCTGTCTGATCCTGGTCCTGCTGTTCCTGACTGGTTTTGGGTTGATGACGAGTTCGACGAGAAGGGGAACCTGCGGTGAATCGGCAGATGCGTATCGCCGTGGCGGCGGAGTTCCGCAAGTTGGCGGACAAGATTGAACGCGAAGAGAAGTCGAAGTTCCTTCTCGAAAACGACCCCGGTACCCGTATCCCGGTGATGTCGGATGTTGAGGTTGACGGCAAGAAACGCCGCATCGGATACGTCCTCATCTCCGACCCCGAGGGGCCACGGGACATGCCCGTCATCACTGACGAGGCTGCTGCTATTGCTTGGGCCCTTGAAGAGTTCAACGACCCCATGCTGGCTGAACACAAACTCACCGAGCAGGGACGCAAGACCGTACTCACCAGCGCGTCAGCAGCGTTGACATCCGGCGCCCCACTCCCACCCGGGGTTGAGGTGCAGCACGTCCCCGGAGGGAACCCGACTGTGTCCTGGCGCGGCGAAGACGACGCCCGCGAACTACTCGAGGACATGCAATCCCGCGGCCTGTTCACCCTCTCCGCGGCTTTGAGGATGAAGGAGCTGCCATGACACTGCCCGAAAAGATGCGCGAGCTCGCCCCAGTACTCGAGGAAGCTGACGCACGGTTCCGGGCCGAATTCCCGCACCGTCTCGACGAACTCGAGGGCGGCTGGTCCGCTAACGGGTTGAGGACATTTGCGGACATTTGGGAGCGAGCGGAGGCCGCTAGTGCCTAGGGCCGGCGAGTTCACCGCGGAAGCCAAAGAGCTGATGTTCCAGAGGTCTTTGGGTGAGTGTGAGGTGCAGTGGCCGAACGTGTGTGTGCAGACGGTGGAGTCGTATCACCATCGTCGCCCCAGGGGCCGGGGTGGTAGCCGCCAGGAGTCGACGGCCCGGGTTTCAAATGGGCTAGCGATATGCCGCGGCTGCCACTCCTTCATCGAGACACGCGAGCGGGGGAAGGCGATCGAGTTGGGATTCATCGTGTCCCAGTGGCATGAACCGGCTTTTGAGTGTGTGTTTTACCGGCATGAGCGTTGGGTGTGGCTTGCCGACGATGGGTCTATTCGTGAATCGAGGGCGGCATGAAGTGTGAACGGGAGAAGTGCCGCCGGAAAGCCAGGGCTCGAGGCTTGTGTGAGAAGCATCTTCTGCATGCGGCTTCTCTTGGCCGGGTTGATGTGGGAATGGTGGATCCGCTTGTGGCGTCGCGGCATATTCAGTTCCTCCTGAATTGTGAGGTGTCGTTCTGCGAGATGTCACGGGCCTCGGGTTTGGCGTGGAACACGTTGCGGGCTGTGCTGGATCGGGCGCGGCCGATCTTGAAAGAGACTGAGTCTCGTGTTTTGAAGATTCAGCCGTCGTTGGAGCAGAGGGTGTCGGCTGCGGCGAAGGTGCCGGCGGTTGGGACTGCACGCAGGCTGCAGGGGTTGGCGGCGATCGGCTACGACAACCGTTTCCTTGCTCAGCGGTTGGGGGCTTCTGAGGTCAGTGTGTGGCGGTGGATGTCGCAGTCGCAGCGGGTGGAGGTGTGGGCTGCGAAAGCTGTTGTGGAGTTGTTCAACGAACTGCAGATGATCCCTTGTCCGTCGAGTAGGTCAAGGACTCGTGCCGCGAAGTTCGGGTGGTTGCCGCCGTTTGCTTGGGATGAGGAAGACCTCGACAACCCTGACGCGCAACCGCATTTGGGTGGGAAGTCGACGTGGATGCAGTGCTATGAGGACTACCGCAGCACCGGCCTGACTGATGTGGAAGTGGCTGCGGCGATGGGTATTCAGCTCGAGTCGTTGAGGCGTCAGCTCGAAAGGAAAGCGGCATGAAGTGTCCAGTCTGTAGGCAACACGCCCCGGTTCTGCCGTGGGGAACTGTGATGCGGCACATGGATTCCATCCGGCGGGATGTGTGCCCAATGTCAGGGCATCCGCTGCCGGAGGATCTGGACCGGCTTTTGGAGGCGGCGTGAAGCCCTACTACCAAGACGATTTAGTGACGCTGTTTCACGGTGATTGCCGCGATGTTCTAACCAGACTTGATGAAGTGGACGTTGTCATCACGGACCCGCCCTACAGTGAGTACACACATTCCAGTGTCAGATCCGCCAAGATGGTTACGGGCGGCGGGAACTACGGCGTTGACACACGGCGTGTTGTGGACCTGGGTTTTGGCCATCTATCTGATGAATTAAGGGTGTTCTGCGCTGGCCAATTCGCCCGGATAGTACAGCGATGGGTGCTGGTGTTCTCGGATGTGGAGTCTGATCACCTTTGGCGCAGCGATCTTGTTGCCAATGGCATGGATTACGTTCGGACGGGCGCTTGGGTGAAATTGGGTTGCACTCCGCAGTTTTCCGGCGACAGACCGGCCACAGGGTTTGAGGCGATCACGATATGCCACCCGCCAGGTAAGAAGCGGTGGAATGGTGGGGGTCGCCATGCGGTCTGGTCGGTGCCAATCGTTCTAGATCGTGGTCGCAATGGGGGTCGGTTGCACACCACACAGAAGCCCGACGGCCTAATCCGTTCCCTAGTTGATTTGTTCAGTGACGCTGGCGAGCTAGTTCTTGACCCATTCGCGGGAAGTGGTACGACACTTGCGGCTGCATCGTATCTAGGGCGCCAGGCGATTGGTGTTGAGCTAGAGGAGAAGTACTGCGAAATCGCTGCGAAACGGCTGTCTAGTCAGACTATGACGCTCGACTTTGAGGAGGGCGCGTGACTGTTTTTCCTACCTACCACTTCTGCCGTTGTGGTCATCAAAGATTCCAGCACAACAGTGTGGGTAGTGGTGAGTGTTATGGGGCTTTGGATGACGGTGTGACCCTTTGTGATTGCGGAGGGTTTGTTGAAGACAAGAAGGAATGCGCATGAGCAGGGTTGGTATCGACTTAGACGGGGTGCTGTACGACTTCGACTCAGCCTTTCGTAGTTACCTGCTTGACACCCACGGCTGGAAACCCGACTGGTGCACCGACATCACGCGGTGGGAGTTCTACGAGGACTGGGGCATCTCGCTAGCCGGGTTTAAGCGGGTGTGTCATATGGCAGCTGATGCCGGAAGGCTTTGGAACGAAAGCCCTCCCATGGATAGGCGGACTGCTATTCCGGCGCTCCGTGGATTGAAGGAAGCGGGCCATAGCCTGCATGTGATCACTCACCGCGGGTTCGGCAGCCATCCGTCTGCATCCCATGTGGCGACTGCGAAGTGGCTTGGTGAGTATGACATTCCGTACGACACCCTCACGTTCTCTGGCGATAAGACGATCGTTAAGACGGACTGGATGATTGAGGACAACGCCGATAACTACTCGGCGCTCAAAAAGTCTGGATGCAACGCGGTGCTGATCGACCGCCCATGGAACCAACATGTCGAGGACGCGGTACGTGTCACATCCGTCTCAGAGTTCGCCCAACTAGTCGAAGAGGCATCAAAGTGAGCACCGACGAAACAATGAACGTATCTGCCACTGGCGCCAAGAAGGCTGGCAACGATGAGCGCTACGACCTGATACCTGCTGAGCCGCTGCGGCTTTTAGCCCGACACTACGGCGTCGGCTCCAAGAAGTATGACGACAACAATTGGCGCAAGGGATACGACTGGAAGCTGTCATTCGCCGCCTTGAATCGGCACCTGTGGCAGTTCTGGGCCGGTGAGGATATCGACGCCGAGACTGGCACCCCGCACATCATCGCGGTCGCCTGGCACGCATTCGCGTTGGCGGAGTTCATGAACACCCACCCTGATTACGACTCGCGGGTTCGGCCATGACCGATCTCTGTTCCTGCGGCCACGATCTCGATGAGCACCAACGTCACTACGGCACTTGTAAAGCCACTATCCCCGGTTCTTTTGAGCCTCTTTACCGGTACTGCCCTTGTGGGGGATTTGAGAGGAGTGACGATGAGTAAGCGCATAGTTCCGGGGCAGTGGGTGCTGTCGGATGACGAAGTGACAGCACTAACAACCCCCATGCAGTACGGGTGGATGTTCCATAGGGATGCAGCCGTCGCCGACGAGTATTCGCTCCGACGAGCAATTGCGATCGTCAATCAGGCGCGGCTAGGTGATCCCCCTGGAGTTGTGCGGAGGCGGGACGATGGCGCACTAGCGACGAGATGCCAGGGCGAAGATGGCTCGCTGTATTGGGATGCGTCCGTTGTGGACGTATCCGAGGTTGATTCCTGGCAGATCATCTTCCCGACCGTCATGTATGGCAGTGGTAGACCCGAAGAGGGCTGGCGCTCCATGGCTTTTGAGTCCGACTTCACCGACCAGGAGGCGGTGTAGATGGCCGCACTTGCGCTTGCGATGTTATCCGTGGCTGCCGCTCCGTGCTGCGTCTGGGCTGGTTACGCCTTCGCCCGCCACAGGTTCCGCGGGCCTGTTCACCAGCACGCCTACGGGATGTGGGAGGACTGCAAGGTCCAAGACTTTGGAAGGCTGGTTCCGGGACAGAAGCGGGATTGCCTTGGGTGCGGTGTGCGTGAGATCCGCACGGTCACTACCGATGAGGTGGTGTAGTGCGCATCCGTTCGGTTAAGCCCGAGTACTGGCGATCCGCGGACACCGCGGCGCTGGACTACTTCGTTCGCCTGTTCTTCATTGGACTCTGGAACTACGTCGATGACAACGGCGTGGGGGAGGACAACCTCAACCTGATCCGGTCAGATCTGTTCCCGCGGGACGACATCGAAACCGTTTCACTGAAGATTCAGGGAGCGCTCACTGAGCTCTCAAACAAAGGTCACATCATCCGATACAGGCATGTAGTGAGTGGCCGTCGGTACCTCAAGGTTGCAGCCTGGCATCACCAGAAGATCAACCGTCCAACAGAGTCCTTTAAACCGCTTCCCACCAGCGAAGACGTTGAACTCACTGAAGATTCACTGAACGCTCACGGAGCAATCACTGACGACTCACTGCGGGATCAAGGGATCAAGGGAAGGGATCAAGGGAGGGGAGGCGACGCCGAACAACGAGTGCATGAACCGTCATCGAGCCACACCGAACCCGAGCGCTCCGCGCCACCCCCCGAATTCTGCCCAAAGCATCCTGGCGGAACAGACCTGCCATGCCGCGGCTGCCAACGCCACCGCGAGACCCGTCAGCGCTGGGACGAACAACGAATCCTCCGCGAGAAAGCCGAACGCCAAGCGGAACTGCAGCGGCAACGCGAATGCCAGGAGTGCGCCGGCACCGGATGGCGCGACATCGGCGACGCCGTAACCCCTTGTGAATGCCGCACTCCGCGGCCCCGCCTTGTCCATGACGCCACAAACCAAAGGAGGTCGGCATCGTGACTACCCAAGCCATAACAGACATCAAAGAACTCGTAGGAGAAATGCCAGCGAGGGGATGTGAGTACCTCGATGAGGATTTGCATTCTGCTTGCGACAGGGATTCGAAATGGATGGTGCGTATGCACCTGGCCCACTGGCGCGATGGGGAGTGCGAGGTTGTGACGTGGGCCGTATGCGACGGTCACAAGAACCTGATTGAAGCTGCGGCCAAGTACTTCCGGGGTGTGACATGCACAGCGTGTGATACCACGCTCGATGCGGTGTTCAAGGTGCTGTTTGAACTCGAGGCGTGTGCCAGCACCGCAGTCTTAAGCGCTTGCGGCACATATCGGTACGAACTCACCCGAAGCTGGGGTGTAGGGGCCGCACTAGAGTTCGTCATGCTCAACCCGTCCACCGCTGATGCGGCGGTCGATGACCCAACCATTCGTAGATGCGTCGGGTTCGCAAAACGGTGGGGCTATGCCTCGATAGTGGTGCACAACCTGTACGCATACCGCGCAACAGATCCAACTGAACTGGCCAACGCTGAAGATCCGATCGGCCCTGAGAACCGCAAGTATCTAAGCCGTGAGGACGCAGCCTGCACTATCGCTGCGTGGGGTGCACACCCGGCCGCTACCGGTTGGTGGAGTGGATACCCATACGGTTGGCAGCGCGATGTGATCAAGCGCAGCCGCCTGTACTGCCTAGGCGTGAATGCCAACGGATCCCCAAAACATCCCCTGTATGTCAAGGGGTCGATCGAGCCCATCGAGTACAACCCGACAGGGGTGCCGCTATGACCGCTTGGTTCAAACGCACACAGCCCAAACCCCAACCAGTGGTGTCACTACAACCCCGAACCGGTGAAGAGACCCCTACGGCGTTCCTAGCCCGATTAAAGATCGAGTGCACACCCCCATGCCAAGACTGCTACAGGCCCGCGGACTTCATGGTCACCATCCACCTCGTAGACCACTGCGACAGACCCGCTGTTGAAGTGTTCATCTGTGCTGAGCATGTCTCCACGATCGGGAACTGGGTACAAGCCTCGATAGAGACCAGACGCAAAGGAAGCTGCACCTGCTGCGGGCATGAAGTATCGGCACCACACGACCTTATAGAAGACGTGGTGAAACTATGAGCAGTGAAGCGCGCTGGTGGATTCGTCGCATGGGCGGTATGGGGTATTGGGCTGTTATAGACCGGCATTCGCCGAGCTGGGCACAGTACATATCTGCGAAATTCCCCTCTGGTGCTGAGGCTATAGCAGCATTCGCGGCAGGTGGGCGATGAGCGACTTCATACCCGATCGGTACTCCGCAGCCGATGAGATGTATGGGCTCGCGGGCTGGACGCCACTGGGGCAATTCATCGATGTGCAAGTCGGCACGGACTTCACCGCAGATTGCGACTGTGGCTGGTCGCTGAAGACCAAGGACTCAGATCAGTTGGAGTCCGACATACAGGCTCATACCGATGAGACGGGCCATATTTGGCCAACTCCCTACAAAGCACCGGACTGGTGGTGACCGATGAGTGAAGTAACGGACCGGATAGACAAGATCGACCAAATATTGTTCGACGCTGGCGTAATGGTGCTTTCGGCGAAGACTGGGGCGCAGCGTAAGGCAGCTGACCGCAAGATCATGGACGCTCGTGTAGAGCTGGACAAACTGCGATCGAGGTTCGAATGACTGATCCTGCAATCGCAGCCGCACAACGGGCGTGGGATTTGTTGCCTGAACGGTCCTATGCAACCCGCGAACAGGTCATGAAGGCCGCTGCCCGTGAGGCTTTGAGGCCAATACGAGAGCACATCGAGAAGATTCCCGCTGGGCTAGACGCCACCGACCTATACGACGAACTCGACTTCATCTATCGACGCCTACTCGGTGGCCACTGTGAGGAGTGTCGAAATGACTGACCCTGTAATCAAAGCGGGAGCGAAAGCCATTGCGTGGATTGGTGATGGATTGGCGAGTGTGTCACTCGGGTACGCGGCAGAGTGTGGCGCCCGTGAGATGGCTAAGTCGGTACAGGAACTAATTGCCGAAGCCCGAACGTGGAAGCCGTACAGCACGCGAGATATAGGCGACGCCTACTGCGCAGGCACGGTCGAAGACTTTCTGGACGAACTGTCTAAACGGGTCTACCCAAGTGAGGAACTAGGACTATGAGTGCAGTAATTGTAAGTGGGTCACAGGCATTCGTTATCGCCGTTGTGATCCTATTGGTGATTGCCATTGGCGCTCTTATCGTTTGGATCAAGTCATGACCGATCCAGCAGTAGAGGCGGCACGAAAGGTATGGGAACGACACGAGCACCCGTATCGATCCGACGATCTAATTGCCGCTGCCCGCGCAGCCTTGAAACCGATACAGGACTGGTTTGACCGCAACTACGGCATGTCGTCAATCACTGACCATCTGCTCGATGAACTCGCCCCCTTGATTTTCACGACAGAGGAGATAAACCAATGACAACTACACACGTCCATCCGCCACTCACACCGGAAGATTTCGAGACACAGTACGACGAGAAGCACCGCTACATGTTCACCGAGGATGAGAACGGCGACATGTACTACGCCTACGGGCATGACCGGGATGGCGAATTCGTAAGGCAGCTAAGGGAATACTGCATCGAAATCGGTGGAGTCGATCCCGATGAGGTGGACATCGACGGAGTGGGTATAACGCATCTGTGGGCGGTAACCGTTGAGCCCGCCCCAGAGTGGCGATTCACCTGGCGGGACGTAACCGAGAGCACACCTGGTGCCTTCCCTATCTCTGTCGTGACCCTGTGACAGAGGAGCTAGAGCGATGAGTGACATTGAAAAGGTAATCGCGGTGGTCAGCCTTTTAGGGGTGTTTGCGGTCCTATGGGCGATGCGTCCATGAGTGAGCTTGTAGACCGCGCTAAAGCATCCCTAGAAGGCACGACGCCGGGGCCGTGGAAGGTGGTTGGCTACGGGAATATCCAGCCTGAAACTGTTGGCGAGTACCCGCCTATTGGGAAGATCTACGGCAAGGGTAATCAGCAGTTCATCGCCGCTGCAAGGCAGTTGGTTCCTGAACTCATCGCGGAAGTAGAGCGGCTGGAGAAGCTGCAAACCAACTATTTCAGATGCGCCGAAGCCCTCACCGAATGGCGGGGTCGCGCAATGAAGGCTGAGTCGGAAGCGGAAAGCGTCAAGTACCAACTAGAAGATGAGTGTGAGAGCCATCGGGAAACCATTACCGAAAGGGATCACTGGAAATCGTTGTGGCAGGGCACTGTCGAGGACTCCGCGAAGGTAATCCAGGAACGAGACGAAGCACTACGAGAAGTAGAGAAGTTGAGGCGTGCCGTGGATGTCCTTAAGTACGACAACCGGATGGGTTTGGATTATGAGTGACGAACCTTCGGACGCAAAGAAGCTCATAGCGCAGACGATGCGGGCACACCGGTCTTACTACAACCACGGCGATCAGTACGACCGGTGTACAGGATGTAACTGGAAGGGGTGTGGTCCCGATGAGCATGAGGCCCACCTTGCCGCCGAGGTGGATAAAGCCCTTGGAGGACTCACGCGGGAATCCGATACGTGTCGAGATGGGGTTGGAAACGTGGTGCGGGTATGGGATCGCTGGACTTCTGGCTGGACGGTGACCGAATGAGCAATCTAGAAGAAGGGGCGGTATGGCCACACGGCTCCAGTTGGGATGAAGTGAAATACCTCAAGCCTGACGACTGTGATGAGGTGGGATATTGCGTCCACTGCGGCACGGCCACCGTGCATTTCGCGGGTTGCATCGTATTGAGCGCACGGGGGTCCGGTGAGTAAGAACCCCGTGGAGGTCATCGCAAAGGCATGGCTACGGCACCAGGGCTACACCGATGAGCGGATAGACGCAATTGTGCCGGGTCATAACACCGGATGCGAACTAGAGGGCTACTCCTGGAACTGTCGAGACGAAGAAGGGAAACCGCTACACCCAGATTGGGATGCCCTGGTTGATGCATGCGCGATAGCCAATGTTGCGGTCGAAGCCCTTGGAGGACTCACCCAAGAGCATGTGAGTGGCATGCGTGTGGGCGACGACCCACGCATGGAACCCATCTACGAATCCCGTTGGGTGTCTGGCTGGACGGTGACCAAATGAGCGAGCCCATCGGCGGAATGATCGTCCTAGTGATCTTCATGGCCCTCATTGTATGGAGGGCGTGGACCGATGACTGACTACCAAGACACCGGTAGCCGCCGGAAACCTACGGCATACACCGAAACCGGGGCAGCTGATCGGGTGTGCCCGGACTGTAGTGCCCCAGAAGGACATCCCTGTAGATGGATAGCCATGGATGGGCAGGGGGATTTAGGGAAACCAAGGCATTGGCCGCATGAGACACGTTGGAGGCGTTAGTGAGAAACATTCACCCCGGACCAAGAATCATAGACGGTGGCGCCGACATGTGGTCCATCAACCACGAGCCCTGGACCGAACAAGCGCTTTGCCCCGAGACAGATCCCGAGTTGTTTTATCCCACCCCGGGGAGTCCGGGGAGGACGATGGCCAAAGCTGCGAAAGCTATTTGTGCCCAATGCCCGGTCGCTGCCGAGTGTTTGGAATACGCCTTCAGGGCCAATGAAGAGTACGGGATTTTCGGTGGGGTCACCGCCCATGAGCGGATGGAGATGAAGCGGGGGAGGGCAAGCTGATGCCGCACTCAAGCCCTACCGACTGGATAGCCGGTGGAAGTGTCGCCGCAGACATAGTTGGATGCCTTACCGGTCTTGTCGCGGACCTGTCCTGGCAGGATGAAGCGGCGTGCCGTGGCCTCCCTACGGAGTGGTGGTTCCCGGACCAGGGGGCAAGCCGGGAGTGTAAGCGGGCCAAGGAAATCTGCCACGGCTGCCCCGTCAAACTCCAGTGCCTCCAATTCGCGATAGAGGTACACGACCAGCACGGTATCTACGGCGAGCTGTCATTGAAGGACCGGCGTAGGTGGAACCAGGAAAGGAAAGCCGGTTGAACACCGCGAATGTCGGTGATGCGGAGGATAATTGAGGCATGGTTGATCTTGAAAATGATAGAACGGCAATGATGTTGGGGTTAGTGCCAGACAAGCGCACGCCCGAGCAGCGCCTCTTGGATGCGGTCTTAACTAATGGTGAATCACTCCGTTATCGATACCCCGAGGGCGCGTTAGATGACGAGTGAACTTCCAAGCTTCTTAAAGGAGGCGCTAGAAGCCGATTTCGCCGAGAGTGTGCGACATCCCCCCAATATGGGGGACCTCAACTATCAGATCCGCAAGTCTCACAGCGGAAGTATTGCCCTCAGGTTTGACGATGAGTGGGGGTTACTTTGGGTAGCCGATGATGACCTGGACGAGAACGGCAACGATCCACTAGAAGACGTCTTCACCACATGGGATGTGATCTATCCAAATGTGTAGTCCAGCTTCATGGATGGAAGCAGCGCCGGAGCACTATGGCATACCAGTCAACGAGAGCGGCCAGGGGCCAGTAGATGAGGTCGAGGCCGTTAGGACCGAATGCTGGTGTGGCGGTCGATGCACGAACTTCTATCCGCGCCTCTAGACACCGCGACTTGTCCTGAAACGGAGGATAATTGAGGGTATGGAAGTTGAATGCCTCAATGATTACTGGCGTAACAATGTTTGGTTAGGCCGTAGCGGTTTACGGTATGCCTGGATCAACGAAACATGGCAGGCAAGCCACGGCGATGGCAATTGGCACGCCGTGCACACGCCTCGGGGTCGTGGGCGAGACGTGATCACCGATGCGCCGTTTACCTTGGCCGACTGGCAGCAGGGTGATCCCGTCAATTGCAGCTGCGTCGGTGCCGACGTGTCGTACTGCCCGATTCATGCCGAATAGATTCGGCCACCTGGGAACGCTATATGGCAGAGAACGATCCACCGTCGAACGGAGAAGCCTTGTGAGCGACCGTAGCGGAATAATTCGGCATCCCGCCAACATTCTCAATGAGCTACAGACGGTGGCGATTCAGATAAAGAACCTGCGACATCGGCTTGAAGAGCTTGAGGGGGAGCTGTTTCAGGTGGCCGAGATCAACTACGAGATGTGGGGCAAACCGGAACCGCACGAAGACTTCCCAAAGAAGGGCGCCTGAATGACTGCTGTACCTGTTGAGCCGGATGGTGATCTGTCGGGTGCGTTGGAGAAGTTGCGGGACGGTGTGTCTGCGTTGACTGATCCGAAGTTGCAGATTGTGGAGGGCCGCAAGGAATGGGCTGAACCGCTGTACGCGTCTTTGTGTGACGCGGTCGAGTCGGTCGAGGGGAGCGGAGTGTTTATGGGGGTGGCGAAGTCTCAGCCCCCGATCTGGACCGATGCTTTCGACCTACGCAACGAAATCGACGTGCAAGTCAAAACATGGCAGCCGGATCCTGGTGTGTTTGACGGCGACCTCACCCGTCCGCCAACACCTGAAACCGTCAGGCGCCTCCGCATCCTTGAATCCCTGAAAACATGGCGCCCCCAAGACACCAAAACGTTGGACGGCTACAGCAACAGCATCGAAAACTGGTGCAACCGAATCAACCACCTCTTGAATCCTGAACCCGTCAAAACCGTGTCAGCGCCCTGCCCCGCCTGCCAGAAACGATGGGTCTACCGCCGAGACTCATCCGGCGAGAACGTGCGCCAGCCAGCCCTGCAACTCACCGCACAAGGTTGTAGCTGTCAGGCCTGCCACTACACGTGGGGGCCGCAATACTTCATGCACCTGGCGGCTGTCTTGGAATGTCCTTTGCCTGAAGGTGTGCTCGAGTAGGACCATCTGATCCGTGGAACCTGACATGAATATGCCGAAGCAGGTACGTAAGGCGGCGACCGACGTGCAGGCGGCGCTGGAGGCGGGGGAGACGGACCGCGCCCGGTACATGTTGGGGTTGTTGGTGGAGATGGTGTCGGAGCCACAGGCGCGGTGGCAGCCGTGGTCGTATTACGTTCCTCGGGTGGCGGAAGAGTTTGGTGATGGCGAGCGAGATGCTGTCTAGCTGCTGTTTTGTTGGCTAACTAGGCTCCCCAAACCCTTGCGTGTGTAGTACATGTGTAATACACTATTGGCATGGGAGCGGACTGGACCTACCGGGGCGACTACATCGGCAAGCGGGCAATGACGCCCGCCATGGCCGACGAAGCACTCGCCGACCCGGAGCGTGTAACGCTGGTCCCAGACCCCACATCTAAGAGCGGCAAAGGTGTTCGGACCATCGGATACTCCACCACCGCGCAACAGGTACTCACCGTCATCACGCTCGTAAAAGACGGCATCGAGTACGGCGTCAACTGCTGGCCCGCCAACGACCGCGACAAGCGCATCTACCGAGAAGGAGGCACATCATGACCGAAAAAGATCTGGCCGCCCTCATCGAAGCTGAGGGAGAGGCCATCGAAGCCAACCCGGACGCCCCAATCACCGACGAAACCAAAGTCACTCGCGGGCATCCGAAAAGCCGCACACTCCAAGTCCGGCTATCCCCAGAGGAATACGAGGGCCTGGAGAAGATCGCCGACGGACGCGGCCTACCCGTGTCGACCGTGGCACGCGAGCAACTGCAACATCTATTGCGTGCCTCGCAGCGTTCAGAATCGGCTTCCCGGGTGGTGTCGGCGTTCGAAGATTTCATGTCAGACATCGAATTCCGCGTGCGTAGGGCTCCCGCTGGAATCACTGAAGTAACGAACGCTCTGCGGGAGCAGGGAATCACGATTGCGCCAGCGCCATTCGCGAATATGGCGCACGTGCCGTCGTCGTACGAGGTACCTACCGAGATGAAATGACAGGCTTGTAATTCGCTCGGGAATGAGTGAGAATGAAGGGGTGCTACACGTGTCTCTAAAGCACGGCTAGCCGCATCTACTTCTTCAACCCCGTCTACGCAGGTAGGCGGGGTTTTCTCATGCCCGGAGGTGTTCATGCCTCTGTCTCGTGTCCGCTGCTGCATCCCCTGTGGCCGTATCCGCTACGCCCCCTGCTCTACAGGGTGTCGAGTAGATCCCGAGAACGACCCAACAAGCTGGACAGAACAGGTGATCGTCAGCGAGCCGCAAGATTCAAAGGAGAATTGATAGTGATCGACGATGTAATCGACCTAATTTTTGGTGCGCCCGCCGGACTCCCCAAGGGCATGGATCAGGTAATCCGCGACATCTTTGCCGGTTTCCGGTGCTCGACAGATTCTTCGCAGCACTAGCCGGCGCCATGGCCCCTCTACTCGTGGCCATGTGTGAGCGCATCGCGAACAGGAAGATCCCTGACGACACGGTTCCGAAGTTCATGGACGGCCTGCTGGATATCGCCCGCGACGGCGTTGACCGCGCTGTCGGTGTGGTGCAGACCTCCGCTGACGGTATTGCTGGTAGCGCGGAAGCTGAACTAGGCCAGCTCGGTTCGGAGATCAGGGGAGTGGTCAAAGCGGCCAACCCGATCGACTTTCTTGGCAGCCTGTTTGGGCGGCGCTAGACACCGCGCCGCGCCGTCTGTCAGCAGTAGAATTGACTGCATGGACGATGCGGATGTTTACGTGAGCGATTCTCCGGCCGCCCCCGCCTCGTCGCCCCTGTGGGATCCAACTAACCCGGACTCGGTGCTGGGAGTTATTCGGTGGCTTCAAGATTGGGGTCATAAGTACTGGATCTCCCAGGGCTTGGAGGTCTACGTGTACACCCAGAATCCCGATCCGAAACCCCCGGCCTACGACCGCGAGCGTGAACACAAGCTGGAGTTGGGCGAGCGGCTGCGTGAGCGTAAAGACGGATGGCTGGATGTCGTACGGGACTGGTGACCCACTTGCCCCTGCGGCCTCCCCGTTCTATTATCGAACACATGTTCGACAAGGTGTCATACCGTATCGAAGGTGATGGACCCGTCACAGCGGTACTCACCTACCAAAACCGCGAGTACCGGCACACCTCCCGAACCATGTGGCTGGGACTGGGTGACGGCATGCCCCAAGGCTCCATCCAACTCGATGAGCATGTGTGGGCGCGGCTACAGCGCATCAACGGAACCATAGAAGCCACCATCACCGACTCTCAGACTGGCGAAAGCTACACCCTCACACCTGAATAGACACCGCGACTTGGGCTGTAGCTCGGTAAAATTGAGGGCATGGACATAGGGGAAGAAGTTGCATGGCCTACCCATTGCCGCGCATGCACCCATGAACAGATAGATCACCGGGCCGCTTACGGCCCTTGTCAACGCGAGGACTGTGAGTGTAGGCAGTGGTCACATCGAGCGCCTAGGCTATTGCGATCCTGGCAATCTGGCGAGCATCATGGGTTCATGAAGCGCGTTGATTATCTCGATGGCTGGTTCCTTGAAGTCGACTCGGAGGCATTCCGAATCGAGTCGCCCGCCGGTTCGCTAACGCTGTCGCGCGAGGAGTTGGACGACTTGCTCGCCGGAACCTAACCCCTTGCATTGGCATCTAGACCCCGCGACTTACGCTGTAGCTCGGTAAAATTGAGGGATGAGCGACAACAAGCCCAAGTGCCAAGGGCTGTTCGGCTGGATGTTCGGCCACCGCTTCTGGTACCCACTTGGCGGGTGGGTTTACGACAGTGATCACTGTAGCCGCTGCGGTATGCCACAAGGTGGTTGGCGGTGAGCTGCACTTGCGGTCGGCCGTATAGGTGGGTCGAAGAGCCCGGTTGGCAGTCGAGAGTCCTTGAGTGGGTGCGCGAATGCCCCGAATGCGGACACTCACCTGACCGTTACGAGCCACCAGGGGAATTATGACTGAACCATCTCAAGCTATGAGCGAAGCGGAACTCCGCGAATCGGTATCTGATTTCATCGACCAACTGTCCGAGGATACCGGGGTGGATCTAGACCTGGATGAGGTGTGGTCGCATCTAATGACCCGGAAGGTCGAGCCATGACCGATCCAGCGGTAGACGCCGCACAACGGGCATGGGATGCGTTGCCTGAACGGTCCTATGCAACCCGCGAACAGGTCATGAATGCCGCTGCCCGCGAGGCTTTGAAACAAGTGAGCGACGATCTGCAATCAGTAGATGGCGTCTTAGGTCTACTTCATCATCGAGGGCTTGTTGATTCCGAGCGCAATAGAGCCGATGTGAAGGCTGCCCTCGAAATTGTGCAGAGGTACACCCGATGACTGAACCATCCCAAGCCCATATAGACCGGGCACGTGAACTCGGCCTCTCTTTCGATCCTTCTGATACATCGGATGAAGAGTTAAGCCGTGCTATCGCAACGTATGAACGGGTTTACATCGAGGCGATGACACAGAAGCAGTCGGGTGTTGAGCTCACTGAGCGCCGCCGCATGTTCGGTCCTACGTCGATAGACGACGTAAGGAATCCGGGATGAGCTGGACGGCATCGGGCGGCGAGCTGATTCCCCGCTGGGCAACATTCATGGGTGAGACCTACTATTTCGACTCGCTAGACACCGCTGATCCCGTTGAAACACGGGATAATTGAGGTATGGGATACATCGCGCATCACGCGCTTATCGTGACAATCTCGGGATTCGCCCTGGACGATCCCAAGGAATACGGCATGCCAGACATCGCCGCGTATCGGGAAGGGATACCAGAGCAATTCCGCCCGCTGCTTGTTGGCCCCATTCGAACGGCCGCAAACGACGATTGGGTTGTCGCATTCCTGCCCGACGGGTCTAAAGAGGGCTGGGACACAAGCGATGAGGGTGACCGCATCCGCAATGAGTTGATCGACATGTTCAGGTGGTCATTCGAAGACGGATCTTCACCGTATGACGTTGCACTCGTCCGCTTCGGCGGCGACGATCCGCATCTCGTCAATGCTCACGACCCGCGCGGGCGCGGCTAATACTGATTCCCGAATCCCTTTGGGAGGCAATCATGCTTGATGGTCAACCGTTGGGCGAGTACCCGCCGATACCGCCGTGGGCGTTGATTGGCGACGCTGTGGACCGGGCCATGGAAGTGCTATTCGAGACCATCGGGATAGTGAGCGGCATCCCCGTAATGGGTTCGCGGCTTCAGCTCGGCGTGAACGACTCGTATCCGTGGTACGTCAATGGCCCTGACCGCTAACCAGCTCCGCATTTTAGAAGCGTTGCAGCGGTTACGTATAGCCCGAACTGAGGGTGATGTTGACGCCGAGCTCGTGGCCTACAGCCGTATGGATGAGCTGCTTGACCGTGAACCTAGGGGCATAGGTTCCGTTTCGCCGATCGCGCCATAGCCAGTAGATTGGCTGGTGTCGCGTTCGGATAGTTGGAGTGCGAGGCGACTTGTTCCGGGGTTTCCCCGTTGCGCAGGTCATTACACATGCCGTTCCCGGCGGCCAGTAGGAACGGCCGGGACTGCCACATCACTTGGAAGCCCTGCCCGGACAGTTCGTCCAGGTAGGCGTCATCGTCCGCGTATGCCGCGGGCGCGAAAACAATGCTGGCCGCTACGGCGGCTGCAGCTGCGATCTTGATCATTGGCGGATCGTAGACCTCCACTCCGACGGGTACAGGCGAAACGGGAGATCAGATGGCCGTGCAGCACTGTGAGTACTGCGGACGCCGCCTGCGGTATGACTCCTGTCCGCATTGCGACGTGGAGGATTAGTGCTCGGGGTAGCGATCACCACCCACAACCGGCGAGATGTTCTCCTCAACGCGTTAACGCATTGGATCGAGCACACCTCGGCTGATGTGCCGATTGTTGTTGTGGACGACGGCAGCGACGAGCCGCTGTGCCTTGAGGGCTGGCGCGGTATCCCTGTGCATCGAGTTCCTAGCGTGAGTGTTGTTCGCCATCCATCACCTATGGGGATAGCGATGGCGAAAAACCGTTGCATCGCAGAGCTCATGGACTTGGGGTGCGACCACCTCTTTCTGGCTGACGATGATGTGTGGCCCACCGTAGACGAATGGTGGAAGCCCTACGTTGAGTCACCGGAACCGCATTTGTCGTTCCAGTGGCCCAGCGGTGGCCGACACAGCGTCACCTACCAGGACGAGCAGCATTTCGCCATCGGATTCCCCCGCGGAGTTCTCCTGTACGCCCAACGTCGAGTGATCGACACGGTGGGCGGCATGGACATCGGATATGGGGCGCACGGCGGCGAACACGTCGACTGGTCGCAGAGAATCCACGACGCAGGGTTGACGCGATGGCCGTTCGCCGATGTCCGCGGATCACACAACCTGATCTACTCGCGGGACAAAGCCGAAGGAAACCGAACAGGTTCTTCCCGGTTTGAGCTTCCCGAGCGTGCCCGGATGTGTGACGCGAACGGAAACCGTTGGGGCCACAAGCACCCAACATGGCCATACTTTCCCTACCGGGAAGGTGAAGGTGTCCAGGACTACCAGTTAGGCCCGTACTTCCCGCCCGCGGAGCACTATTCGCTTCTGCGGCATGTAGTCGGATTGAGGCCTTCCGGTGTGGCTTTGGAGTTTGGGGTAGGTAAAGGCGAATCGACCCGCATCATTGCCGAGCGCATGCCGGTGATCGGGTTCGACAGCTTCACCGGTTTACCCGAGGATTGGCGCGATGGGTTCCCGAAGGGGTCGTTCGCGCATAAACCACCAGCCATCAACAACACTCGCCTAGTGATAGGCCGGTACGCCGACACCCTGCCAGGGTTCACGTTCCCCGAGTGTGGTTTGGTGCACATCGACTGCGACCTTTACTCGTCCACGGCAACAGCTTTGGAGCACCTACATCTCAAGCCGGGAACTTATGTCGTTTTTGACGAGTGGCACAGCTACGACGGCTGTGCAGACCATGAGATGAAAGCCTGGCGCGAGTACGCCGACCGCACCGGCATCAACTGGTGTGTGGTGGGGCATTCGCATGAGGCTTGGGCGATTCGGATCACCTAGGGAGTTGTGTTGCGAGTCATCCTCTTTGTGTTCGCAGGCCGCAAAGCCAACATGGAACTTCAAGTCCCGTACATCAAACGCATCCTGGCCGAGCATCCGAACGTCGAATACCACGTATGGAACCTCGCCCGCGACCCCAAGGATGCGGAGTATCTGCAAACCATCACGGGCGAGCGGATCACCGTCCGCAACGACTTCCATGGCGGATGCCACTGGACCGGATTCAACAAGGTGTGGTGGCACTACGCCCAACCCGATTACCGGGACTGTTTGTTCGTCAAGGTCGATGACGATGACGTGTTCTTCGAGACCGCACGCTTCGGTGAATACCTCAAGGCGATAGACAACAACCGCGGCAGCGTCGTCTCCGCGCTGACCGTGAACAACGGCGCCTCAACATGGTTGGAGCCGCTGATTTGGCGCGGCTTCGAGAACCTGAACATCCCCTTGTTGGATGTGCACATGTCCGGCGACTACGCCCACATGTCACACGAGCACTTCCTTACCCACTGGCGGGATGTGACTGGTCAACCCAACCAGGTCATCCCGACGACAGATTGGTTGTCGATCAACTGCATCGGACTCGACCACCCCACCCTCAAACGCATCGCGGATCTACTGGACACCCCGTCGCCTGCCCATATCGCCGGCAGGGATTGGCCGCCCGGCTTCAAGGTCGGCGACGAGGGCGCAGCCAATATGCAGCCCCGCGTCATCCATAGAGGGTTTGTGGTCTCCCACTTGTCATTTGGACCCCAGGAACTCCCTCATGAGACATGGGAGAAGCTGCGCATGGGGTATGGGCGAATAGCCGCGGAGTTAAACACGGTGTGATACCGAAGGGAAAGGCGAGATGCCAAAAGTAACAGTGAAATACCCAAGATGGACTGGAGACTGGGATAATTCCCTACCTCAAGGATCAGAGATACAGCTGTGCTGGGGTAGGGAGCGGGATCTAGTGCAGCTCCATGTGCAGTATCACGGCGATAGAAGCGGTGATGTTGAACCTTTCGATTACTACTTCGACATCGACAGATCTGTGATCAACAATATGATCCGGACCTTGCGTCGCGCACGTGATCAGGCTTTTGGTCGGGACGAGTAACTTTCGTGAACATTGCCGTAATCATCCCATTCAGGGACCGCGGCAAGGACTCCAACCGACCCGCCAACCTTGTTCGAGCGTTGGAGCACTGGAGAGACTTCCGCATCGCCCAGGGCGCGACAGTGACTGTGGTGAATGATGGCCGCTGCGGATATGAGTCATTCAACCGTTCCGCCGCATACAACCGGGGCGCGTCATACACCGACGCTGATGTGTTGGTGTACAGCGAATCTGATCTATTGGTGGACGCAGAGCAGATCCTATGGGCTTGCGACCAGGCCGTTTCTGCTCCCGGCCTGGTCGTACCATTCTCGCGGTTCATGGCCATAACCGAGAAGCACTCCGCATGGGTACGCGACTACACCCTCGCACCACACGAGGCGCGGGCCACCCAGGTTCGCGGCGAAAGGCAGTCGATCGGCGCCGTCAACGTTGTGTCCCGGGAATCGCTTTCACTCATCGGCCAGTACGACGAGTCGTTCGAGGGTGCTTGGTATGACGACGACGCGATGTGCCGAGCGTTTGAGGTGTGCTGCGGCCCAACCCGCTTCATCGACGGCCCCGGATATCACCTGTACCACCTGCCCGGCGCCAGTGGTGATCACCTGACCGCGGCTGATCGGGCCGCCACTGAACGCAACAAGGCTCGCTACCAGCTGTACCGGCAGGCGACAACACCTGAACGTATCCGCGAACTCACCGCAGGGGGTGTGTGATGGCCGACCATCTCATCACCGGCCCTGACGGCACCCAGTACACCTTGGCGGAGTGGGTGAACTCCCACATCGTCGGAACGTTTGAGCAGATGCTTCCCGGCGGGAAGACCCGCAAGGGTGGTGCCTGCTCGTGCGGGTGGCGCACTCCACCTTTCGATCCTGTCGGTGATCGCGCTAAAGCGATGGCCGATGAACATAAGCGTCTAGAAGACCTCGCTGATGAGATGCGAAGGGAGAACGGTTAATGGCAGCCTTCGTGTACTTCACTGTGGCCGACACCTATCAGGCCATCGTCTCTGACGGATCCGATGACGGTAATGAGCCGGATCTGAAGATGATTTCCGGCACTGTCACTTTCACACCGTCGGTGAAGGAAGTGCTGGCCACCATCTCCGATATCCCCACCACGGTGCGTTTGGAGCCGATCATTGGCCGCATCGAGGAAGACGGTGTGCTCAAGACTCTCGATTCCACACCAGGTGTGAAGCTACTCGCCAACACCGAAGCCATCGGGCCACTGCCCGAGCTGACGTATCGGGTGGACTTCACGAACGTGGTCTACAACCGCAAGACCAACCAGCGCATCGAGCCGTTCCGGTTCGCCGCCGCCACAAGCGCCACCACACTGCGCTTGTCTTCGGTTGAGCGCCTGCCACTGTGACATGGAATGCGACTACGAGGCACACATAATCCCACGTGGTGATCTGGTAGATCATCCGGCGACGCCCAACTGCGTATGTGGGCCCCCGGCTAAACCCGTTGAACGAGAAGACGGTTCTATCGGATTCATCTACATACATCACAGCCTCGATGGTCGTGAGTTAGACGAGTGATCGGCTACCGCATTGGCATAGTCGCCCACAACAAGCGGGCTGCTGCTGCACATGAACTGATGGAAGCTACTGGTGCAGCGTTCCTGTCGTTAGACAACGGATCTAAGGGCTGCAACGGCAACCACCGCCACGTACTCGAGTGGCTATCCACCAGCCCTACTGAGTGGGTTGTTGTCCTGGAGGATGACGCCCAACCCGTAGACGACTTCCGCACACAGCTCGATAAAGCGCTCACCGCAGCCCCCTGTGACATCGTGTCCCTGTATTTGGGGACCAACTATCCGCGTCTATGGCAGCGCGGCATACAACGCGCCACAACCCAAGCCGACCAAACTGATTCACCCTGGCTGGTATCCGAGCATCTACTGCACGCAGTGGGGTATTGCATCCGCACCAACCTGGTACCTGATCTCCTCGAATCCCTGCCTGAGATGCCTATCGATGACGCCATCACCGCATGGGCCAGAGACCAAGAGCACCGCATCGCATACACATGGCCAAGTCTTACGGATCATGAGGACTCGGACACCTTGATCTCCAAGCGCCCTACACGTAACGCCCCACGCAAAGCCCACCGCACAGGCACACGTACCCAATGGGCTGGACCTACCGTAGAACTGGAGTACTGCTGATGCCCGCCATTGGTTGTAAGTGTGGAGACTGCACACAACTGGATGTAGTCCGCGACTGGTGGTGGTGGAACATCTTCCAACGCTGGATCACATACCGATACGAGCGACGCAATGGACGTACGCATACCAAGTATCGATGGGGCTTCTACTGCCGATGACACGGGACAGCTGATGCCCAGAGCCCCTAAGGTCTGCTCCCACAAGGACTGCACCGAGCTAGTGCACGGTGACACACGCTGCCCGCAACACAAGGTAAGCGGCTGGTCCTCTAGTCCACGCACCGCATCCGCAGGACGCACAGGAACCAGCGCATGGAGACGCACCAGAGCCTACGTCCTACACCGCGACAACCACACATGCCAGATACGCGGACCACGCTGCACCACCCAAGCCACCGAAGTCGACCACATCAAACCAGTCAGCCTCGGCGGCACAGACTTCGCAATCAACTGCCAAGCAACCTGCCACACCTGCCACGCCTGGAAAACCGCCCAGGAAGCCAACACGGCCCGGCAATGACCCCCTGGGGACCACCCCCCACCCACCCCACGCCCGGACATCGGCCAGACGCCGTCTTTTCGGTCTGTACGGGTTCCCCAGCTTTTCCGGCCCCGAAACGGGGCGTCCAAGTCCCGAAACGGGAGGTTGATGATGCCTGGACCCACCAAGAAAGATCCGAGTCTGGTTGCTCGGCGCAATAAGACGACGACCAGGGCTGTTTTGTCTGCCGATCACGACATTGAAGCCCCTGAGCTCCCTGCGGAGATCGCGTGGCATTCGATGACGAAGCGTTGGTGGGCTGATATTTGGTCGTCGCCGATGGCTCCCGAGTATGCGGAGTCGGACATCAACGGTTTGTTGCGTGTGGCGATGCTGTACAACGACTTTTGGTTGGCGGAGACAGCGAAAGAGCGGGCTGAGATTCAGGTTCGGCTCGAGAAGGCCGATGTCGACTACGGCACAAACCCGATGGCTCGGCGCCGGCTGGAATGGCAGATCGAGCAGTCGGAGGATTCGAAGGCGAAGGGTCAGAAGCGCCGCGGCGTCCCCAACCCCGCCCCGATGCCAGAACCCGACTCCGATCCGCGGCTCAAGCTAGTCCAATAGTCCCGCCATGGCGGTTCTAATTGTTCCGCCGCTCGACCTGTCCTACCCAACTTTGGGTCCGCAGGTCTGCCAGTTCATCGAAGAGCGGATGGTGTTCGGCCCCGGATCCCTATCGGGCCAGCCGGCACGACTCGATGACGAGAAGCGCGGCATCATCTACCGCCTCTACGAGATCTATCCGAAAGGGCACCGGCTTGCGGGGCGGCGCAGGTTTCAGCGCGGAGCTATCGAGGTCCGTAAGGGGCTGGCGAAAACCGAGCTCGCCGCCTGGATATCCGGTTGTGAGCTGCACCCCGAGGCTCCGGTCCGGTGCGACGGATTCGACGCCCATGGGAATCCGGTCGGCCGACCCGTGGAGTCGCCCGTCATTCCGATGATGGCGGTCACCGAGGAGCAGGTGGAAGAGCTCGCCTACGGCGTGCTCAAGTACGTGCTCGAAAACGGCCCAGACTCGGAGCTGTTCGTGATCACCAAAGAGAAGATCATCCGAAAGGGCTGGAACGGAACCGAAGACGGCTTTGTCGTCGCAGTATCCAACGCCCCCGGATCCCGAGACGGTGCGCGAACCACCTTCCAGCACTTCGACGAACCACACCGACTGTTCATGCAGCGGATGCGGGACGCGCACGAAACGATGCTCCAGAACATGCCGAAGCGGCCCCTCGAGGATCCGTGGACGCTGTACACCTCCACCGCCGGGCAGCCGGGGCAGAACAGCATCGAAGAGGATGTTCTCGCCGAAGCGGAAGCTATCGACAAGGGTGAGGTTGACGACCCCAGCCTATTCTTCTTCCGCCGATGGGCTGGCGACGAGCACCGCGACCTATCTACGGTGGAGAACCGGATCGCAGCAGTCGCAGACGCCACCGGTCCCGTAGGGGAGTGGGGCGTCGGCCAGTTTGAGCGGATTGCAAAGGACTACGACCGCAAGGGCATCGACAAAGCCTACTGGGAGCGGGTGTGGCTGAATCGGTGGCGCAAATCTGGCTACCAAGCGTTCGACATGCTCAAAGTCGAATCCCTGCGCTTCGAGGACGAAGACAAACCGTGGGGTCCGATACCGGACGGCGCATTCGTCACCGCGGGTTTTGACGGCGCGAGGTTCCGTGACGCCACCGCACTGACCATCACAGATATCGAGACCGGACGGCAGATGCTTCTAGGCTGCTGGGAGCGCCCCGAAAACGCTGAGGACTGGGAAATCCCAGAGGACGAGGTCACCGACCTAGTCACGGACATGATGTCCCGATATGAGGTGTGGCGCCTCTACTGCGACCCGCCCCACTGGACAGAAACCGTTGCTTCATGGGCGGCCCGGTTCCCCGATCAAGTTGTCGAGTGGTTCACCCAACGCAAAACACCTATGGCTGCCGCGGTCAGGGCGTATGTCGAGGCCATCGATTCCGGGATCGTCACTTACGGCGAAAACGCCTGGCAAGAGACGCTGATCAAGCATATGGGAAACGCCGGACGGCACGAGTTGAAGCTCCTTGACGACCAGGGAGCGCCGCTGTGGATCCTCCAGAAGCAAGACGGGCGACTCGAGGACAAGTTCGACGCCGCAATGTCCGCGGTCCTTTCCTGGACAGCCTGTGTCGACGCTCGACGATCAGGGGCTAAGCCGCGACCGAAATCTTATGTGCCGAGGCGCATCTACTAAATGACAGAAGGGAGTCCCATGGCGTCTACACCAGAAGAATGGCTCCCCATCCTGACCAAGCGCATCGACGACAACATGCCGCGAGTCCGGCTCCTGGACCGGTATGTGTCCGGCGACGCACCGCTACCGGAGCAGTCGAAGAACACGAAAGCATCCTGGAAAGCGTTCCAGAAGATGTCCCGCACCAACTGGGGCATGCTGATACGAGACTCAGTTTCTGATCGCATCGTGCCGAACGGAATCACAGTCGACGGGTCCGCGGACTCGGAGACTGCTAAGCAGGCGCAACGCATCTACCGCGATAACCGTATGGATGCCGTTGTGCGGCAGTGGCTCGACCACGGACTGACCTTCCGCGATTCATACCTGACCTGCTGGCAGGGAAATGACGGCCAGGCAATAATCACCGCCGATTCCCCCGAAACCATGTACGCCGCAGTAGATCCACTGCAGCCTTGGCGAGTACGTGCCGCGATCCGCTACTGGCGCGACATAGATGAAGAGAAAGACTTCGCGTTCGTCTGGGTGAACGGTGCGCGCCAGAAGTTCTCGCGCCCCTGCTACGTGCAGAACATCAACTCCAAGCGCCTCATGACCAGAATCTCGGGCGGTTGGGAGCCTGAAACCGACCTGATTGAGACTGACGGCGCCCCACCTGTAGTTGTGTACACCAACCCGGGTGGAGCAGGGGTTTTCGAAACCCATATAGATCTCATCAACCGCATCAATTCTGGCGTTCTGCAGCGCTTGTCGACGATGGCGATGCAAGCGTTCCGTCAGCGCGCTCTAAAGAAGGATGGCGACGAGCCCCTACCGGCGGTCGATGAAAAAGGCAACGCCATCGACTATGCGGCCATCTTTGAACCGGCCCCCGGCGCGTTGTGGGATCTCCCCCCAGGTGTCGACATTTGGGAGTCCGAGACAACCGACGTGAATCCCATGCTCGCCGCGTCGAAAGAAGACATCCGGCACCTCTCGGCGGCCACGAAAACGCCGCTGCCAATGTTGATGCCCGATGGCGCAAATCAGACGGCGGAAGGCGCGATGAACACCGAGAAGGGCTTCATTTTCAAGTGTGAAGCATGCCTAGCGGTAGTGAAACTCGGCCTCGAAGCCATCATCGTTAAGGCGCTAGAGACCGAAGGTGTCGCAGACGTAGGCAATGTTGAGGTGTCATTCGAGGCGCCAGCCCGCGTGACGCTCTCTGAGAAGTACTCTGCCGCAGCACAAGCGGCGGCAGCAGGGGAGCCGTGGGGCTCAATTGCGCGGAACATCCTCAAGTACTCACCCGACCAGATTGCACAAGTCGAAAAGGATCGGGCCAAGGAAGCGGCGATGGCGCCACAAGTTGCGCCACCTGCTCCACAAGACTTCCCCCAGTAGGGGGTTCGCCCGTACGGGCGCCACCAATGCGAAACGCAAAGGAATTTCACATGTCTGATGTGACCCCGAATGACATGCCGGGAGCCGTAACGGAACCGGGCGAACCAGAAGGAACCGTAGACGCCATCAAGGCGCCGAAATCCGAAGCCAAAACCGATGGTTTGACCGCCGAGGAACGGCAAGAGCTGGACAGACTTCGCGCCACCCGCGTTGAGGAACGACGCTGGGAAAAACGCGCGAAGGAAAACTACGACGACGCCACCAAGTGGCGCGAGCTCATCGAGAAGAGCGGCGGAGACAAGAAAGAATTCGACCCAAGGGCCGAAATCGACAAGATCCGAGCCGAACTAACCACCGAACGCACCGAACGGTTGCGATCAGAGGTCGCCAGAACCACCGGAGTTGACCCTGAGGACATCAAGGGCGGCACCGAAGAAGAGATGCGCGAATCCGCCGAACGGTGGAAGGTGCGTTTCAATGCTCGACTCGAAGAAGCGATCAAGTCGAAGTCCGCACCGGCGGCAGCGCCGGCAGCCGAGGTTACTTCAGACAAGAAAGTCACCGGTCCCAAGCAGTTGACCCGTGATGACCTCAAAAACATGTCCCCCAAGGCGATTCGAGAAGCCCGCGAGAGCGGGCAGCTCGACGAGCTGATGGGGAAGTAAGCATAGGAAGGAGCCAGTCAGATGGCTGTTACCCATTTCATCCCCGAAATCTGGTCGTCCTACATTCTTGAGCGCTACATGGCCAAGAATGTGTTCGCCTCCCTCGTTGACCGCAAGTACGAAGGTGAAGCCCGCAAGGGCAACACCATCCACATCCCCGGTGTGGTCGCCCCGGCGGTCAAGGACTACAAGGCGGCTAGCCGCACCACGTCGGCAGACGCCATCAGCGACACCGGAATCGACATCCTGATCGATCAGGAGAAGAACTTCGACTTCTACGTCGACGACATCGACAACGCGCAGTCGAACGAAAACCTGCTGCCGCTGTACACCGACGCCGCCGGCGACTCGCTGGCCACCGACGCCGACCAGTTCATCGCCAACCTGCTTGTCGCCAACGCCACCGGCATGCCATGGTCGTCCAACCCCACCACGGGAGATGGCGCGTTCAACGTCGTCAAGGACGCCCGCAAGCTGATGAACAAGGCCAACGTTCCTGACGACGATCTGCGTGTCGCGGTTGTGAACGCCGAGTTCGAGGCACTGCTGGTCGGTGCTGACTCGAAGCTCACCAGCTTCGATTCGTCCGGCGACACCGCTGGTCTGCGCAACGCCACTGTTGGAAAGCTGCTCGGATTCCGTGTGGTTACCTCGAACAACCTGCCCGAGTCTGACTCGCCGCAGGCCGTGTTCTTCCATCAGCGTGCCGCGGCGTTCGTGTCCCAGATCGACGAGGTCGAAGGCATGCGCGCACAGGACAAGTTCGCCGACCGCATCCGCGGCCTGCATGTATACGGCGGCAAGGTCGTCAAGGCCCCCGGCGTACTCGTCTTCAACCGGGCCGGCAGCTAGTGCTGGCATCTCCCGCTGACGTCGCCCATGCCCTAGGGCTGGACGATGAGAACGAGTTCACCGCCTCCCAGCAGGCCCGTGTCGAGGGCTTGTTGGAGAGGGTGTCTCGAAGGTTTCAGCGGGAGGCCGGACGAACCCTGACCGCAGGGGCGGTGACCGTGCGTGCACTCACGGTGGAGGGCCGGGTACATCTACCGGACCCCCCGTCTGGGGACACTGTTACGGTCACCGACCTCTGTGGGAACACGCTCGAAGGTGTCATCGAGGGCGACTACGTAGATGTCACCCGCAACGGGTGCCCTGTCGCCACGGGTGAGATCCTTGTCGTCGAATACACCCGAGATGAGCCGCCCCAGGCCGCAATAGATGCAGTAGCGGCTATCGTCGCGCGCCACCTCACGGTGGAACCCGGTTCACCCGAATCGAAGTCCACCGACCTCACCGCGGGCGCGGATTTTCGGCAGCGTCTTGCCGACTGGGTATCCGACACATCCTTGTTCACCGACGAGGAACTAGCGGAGGCGAGAAGCTACCGCTACCCCGTCCCTAATGTGATCATCCACCGCCTGTGACCTTCGAATCACTGGCCAGAATCCCGGTCACGTACACCCCATACACGGGCGTCACCCAGGATGCGCTAGGGAACGATGTTCCCTCATTCGGGTCGACGGTGGACCTGAAGGCGTACTCGTATGCCCCGCACCGTACTGAAGACACGGACGGGCACACCTCGCGTGATATCGCAGAAGTCGATCTGGCTATGCCCCCCATGACCGTTGATCTGATGTCCCGATTCGGGATCAACGGGAAAACCTACGAGGTGGTGGGTGAACGCGACGAAACAGGCGGATTCCACGGCTGGAAGCCGGGAATCATCGTCGAGCTGAAAAGGGTGACCGGATAGTGGCCCAGTTCAGGCTGAATCGTAAGGCGCAGAGCGAATTGACGAAGGAAATCGTCGAAAAGGTGTGCGTGCCCATGATGCAGCGGGTCGCTGACGCCTGCAACCAAGAAGCGGGACTGGAAGACGGATTCCGCGTCTCGGTAGAAGGCGATGATCCTTTGGATAAACGCGACTACCGGGCAACAGCTATCGCCGCAACGGCAGAGGCCATCCGGTACGACCACAAGCACGACGCACTGCTACACAACTTCGGCGAGGCTGGCTGATGTTCGCCTACCACGCACAGGTAGTCAGGGACTGGCTGGACGAAAACATGCCGGTTCGGGTATCCACTGACGTTCCGAAAACGCGCCCAGCGCAGCTGATCACGATCGATTCAGTGCCAATCTCTAGCGGATATTCGGGAGCCAAAGCCCGCGTACTCGCACGTCGCCGCCTGATCATCTACTCGTGGGGCGCCAACGAACTGGACGCCTACAACCTGATCGAGCAGACGCGTGAATGGCTCCTCAAACTCCCCGGCAAGGGCCGCGGAGTGCACGCTGTAGATATCGCAGGGGAACCTGCCCGCCGCGATGATATCGAAAGCGAAACGCGACGGTTCGTGATGACCGTCGATGTAGTGATGCGTTCAAATCCCTGAATTTACAACTAAATACACCCTTTCAAAGGCTCGGCTGCACCGATCTGCTTCTGAAAGGGGCACATCATGGCTGAAGAAGTCGGCAACGTTTTCGCCGCAGAGCCGTCCGCCGCTGGGGCCGCGTTCGTCGCCCCGCTCGGAACTACCCTCCCAACCAGTGTTGACGGAGCACTTGATGCCGCGTTCGTCGGTCTTGGGTATGTCGGCGAGGACGGTATCACTGAAACCTCGGAGCGGTCCACCGATGAGAAGAAAGACATGGGTGGCCGAATCGTCAAGGTGCTGCAGACCGAGTACAACCACTCGTTCAAGTTCGTCCTCCTGGAATCGCTGAATGCCGATGTCCTGAAGTCGATCTACGGTGCTTCAAACGTCACCGTTACCCCCGCTGACGGTACTCACGGCACCCAGGTGAAGGTCCGCAAGACCAGCAAGAAGCTGCCCCACCAGACGTGGGTGTTCGACACCATCGACTCGGAGCTGTCCGCGAAGTACCGCAACTGCGTGGCTGACGGCCAGGTCATCTCTGTTGGTGATGTGACCTTGGCCAGCAAGGACACCATCGAATACGAGGTGGAACTGAAGGTATTCGAGTCGTCCACTGGCGAGTACGTCACCACGTACACCGACGACGGACGGATCGCGGGCTCCTAATAGACGCGGCGGGGCCGAATTCCCCTGCAGCCGAGCGCGGCCCCGCCGCTCTCCAAGCGCTACGGCTGCACACAAACCCCTTGAAAGGGCGCTCATGGCTGCAAAAAACGCGACACCCTACGTCCACACCGTGGAAATCGAAGGCGTCGAAAAGAAGATCAACCTCAAACCCTTCGGGTCCGTTCCATCTGGTGTCATTCGGCGTAACCGCAAGAACCCTGAACAGGGTATGTGGGAAATCATCGAGTGGGGCGCCGTATCGGAAGCCGATCTTGCTGTGTTCGACGAGCTGCCCCTAACTGAGGTGGAAGACCTGTTCACCGCCTGGCAGGAGGCCGGACAGGTGACCGTGGGGGAATAGTCGCGCTTCTCGACCTCATCGAGAAGCATGGCACCGCACTAGAATACGACCTAATCAAAGACGGGCTACGCCTACGTGACTGCCCATCTGACGAATTCAACTGGCGCGATCTATGGGTGTATGTCAATCACCCGGAAGAGACAAGCGCTCTATGGAAGTCCAGGAACCCGAAGTATGCGGGCTGGACTCTGACTACCCGACTGCTGGCGATTATCGCTAACGCGCTGCGCTGGCTGGTGTGGGCGAAAACCAAGGACGGACACCGTAACCGGAACCGTCCGGTGCCGATCGGCCCTGATATGGGCGATCAGCAGTCACGCCCCGGCCTGAAAGTTAAAGCCGCGCCCCTCTCGAAGGTCAAAGAGCTACTTGGCCTTTCAGGCGAAGAGCGGCGCGAGAAGAAACTGCGAAACCTGTTCGGAAATTAGGAGGTGACACATGGCTGTTGAACTTTCATCGGGATATGTGTCGGCCACCGTCAGGTTCGATGGGGTCAACAAGGGTATCAGCAAGCTCTTCGACAACGTCCAGAAGCAAGCAATTGGAGCGGCCAAGAAGACCGGCTCCGCCTACGCTAAAGCCCTTGCTGACGAGGCGAAAACCGCTGCGGATCAGGTTAAAAAGATCTCCGAAACGGTCGCCAAGTCTCGCGACAAAGAAGCTGACGCCGCGGGCAAGCTCAAGGTGGCCCTTGAGAAGCTGAATGAGGCTCGCGAGGCGGGAACCAAGGGCTCGAAGCTCACCGCTTTGTCGGAAGCGCATGCGTCGGCGATGCGTAAGCAGCAGGCCGCGGCTAGTGAACTCGCCAAGGACTTGGATGCGGTAGCACGTGCGCAGAAGCGTGCCTCCGACGCGCAGTCTGCGATCGACAAGTCGTCCAAGCCGATACGTAACCAGGTATCCAGACTCCTATCGGGCTCATCTGATGCCGCGCGTCAGGAAGGTGGGCGTGCGGGCCGCTGGTTCGGCGACTCTTTCTCCAGTGCGCTACGCACAACCGGGATTGTTGCGGCAGGTACCGCGGTAGGAAACCTTGCCGCCAATGCGATGACCAAGGCCGCCAACCTGGCCACAAGCGGTGTTTCGGCGATCGTCACCAAGGGCTTGGACTTCGAGAAGACCATGAACACCCTCTCGGGTGTCACAGGTGCTTCGGCAGATGTCATGCAGCGGTTCCGCGACACCGCCAAGGCCCTCGGCAACGACATGACCCTGTCGAACACCTCTGCTGCTGATGCGGCGCAGGCCATGACAGAGCTTGCCAAAGCCGGTTTCTCCGTGGATGAGTCAATAACCGCAGCCAAGGGCACCCTACAACTAGCCGCTGCAGCACAGGTGAGCGCCGGACAAGCGGCCGAGATCCAAGCCAACGCGCTACAGGCATTCGGTCTCAAAGCTGACTATGCGGCTAAGGCCGCTGATGTGCTGTCCAATGCCGCTAATGCATCATCGGCAGAGATCACCGATGTCGCGTTCGCTCTTCAGGCTGGCGGTTCTGTCGCACGCCAGACGGGCGTGTCCCTCGAGGACACCGCGGCGAGCATCGCACTGTTGGCCAACAACGGAATTAAGGGCAGCGACGCCGGAACCCTCCTGAAGTCGGCGCTTTTGAAGCTCTCCGCCCCGAGTGATCAAGCCTCGGGGGCGCTGCAAGAACTGGGCGTCAGCGCTTTCGATGCGCAGGGCAATTTCGTTGGCATGGAGGCGCTGTTCGGGCAGCTGCAGGCCGCGTCCAAGCGCATGACGCCCGAAATGTATGCGATGGACACTGCCCTCGCGTTCGGATCGGATGCCGCACGTCTGGCAGGTGTGGCAGCCAAGGACGGCGCAGCAGGATTCGACAAGATGCGCGACGCCATGAACCAGGAAGGTTCAGCGTCGAAGCTGGCGGCAGCCCAAAATCAGGGCCTACCTGGCGTAATTGAGCGGCTCAAGAACGCTGCGGAAACCCTGGCCATCACGTTGTTCGAGAAGATCCAAGGCCCCCTGTCAAGCATCGGCGATGGACTGACCGGATTCACGAACAAGATGCAGGACGCTTTCGAGAACCCTGCCGTGAGCCAAGCCGCGGGGAATATCGGTTCAGCTCTGTCGACCATCGGAACCGCCTTCGGAAACGTCCTGTCTGCTGTCGGTCCGTCGTTGGTGAGCGGACTATCCGATGCGGTCAACCTGATCGTCCGGTTCAAAGACTTCCTCATCCCACTAGTGGCCGGTTTGGCCGCCTACAAGACGGTGATGCTCGCCATCACTGTCGCCACTAAGGCGTGGGCTGCCGTGCAAGCACTGTTGAATATTGCACTCACAGCCAACCCGATCGGCCTGATCATCGCCGCAATCGCCGGTTTGGTCGCCGGAATTGTGGTGCTGTACAAGCGCAACGAGACATTCAGAAACATCGTCCAGGCCACGTGGACCGCCATCAAGAACGTTATCGGGGCGGTGTGGGGCTGGCTATCCACCACCGTATTTCCGGCACTGAAAACCGCGTTCACCGCCATCGGCACAGGGGCGATGTGGCTGTGGAACAACGCCATCACGCCCGCCTGGAACGGCATCAAAGAAGTTATCGGCCTCGCGTGGGAAGTCGCCTCCGACCTGTTCGACAACTGGAAACGCGCAATGGACCTTTTGGGCCAGGGCGCCCTGTGGCTATGGAACAACGCGATTTCCCCCGCCTGGGAAGGCATCAAGACCGCGATCAGCGCGGCCTGGAACTTCGTGTCACCCATCCTGGACAAATTCTCCGCAGGATGGGATGCACTCAAATCCGGCATCTCCGGGGCTTCAAGCGCGATCAAAGACGCTGTCACCTCGGCATTCTCGGGGCTAGCCGCGGTCATCAAGGCACCCCTGAAAGTCCTAGGAACGTTCCTCGCCGCAATCCCATCCGAGGTGTTCGGATTCCAGGTCCCGGGCGCAGACAAACTCAACTCGTGGGGTAAATCCCTACAAGGCTTCGCCGCGGGTGGCATAGTCCGCGGCGCCGGTACAGGCACAAGCGACTCAATCCTGGCGTGGCTGTCCAACGGCGAGGGCGTTGTCACTGCCAAGGGAATGAAGAACGGCGGTGCGGGCATCGTCGCTGCCCTCAACTCAGGTTGGGTGCCATCAGCCGCATACCTGCACGACATGATGCGTGCCCCCGGATACGCCCAGGGCCTCAACCCTGGCGCCGACTATCTGCGATCGATGGTCATGAAGATGTGGCCCCAGATCAAAGACATTGGCGGCCGACGGGCTGAAGATGGCTTCGGCGAGCACTCATCCGGCAACGCCATCGACATCATGATCCCCGGCTGGGACACGCCACAAGGCAAGGCGTTGGGTGACGCGGTCGCGGCGTTCATCGCCAAGAACGCGTCAGCGCTGGGGCTTGACGGATTCATTTGGCGTCAGCAGAGCTACGGATACGGCGGCTCGCTCACCTCCGGTAAGCAGATGCCCGACCGGGGTAGCAGCACCCAGAACCACATGGATCACGTGCACGTGATGCTAGGCAAGGGCCGGGGTGCCGGCGCCGCGGCTGTAGGGCTCCCGACAAGCAGCATTTCCCTTCCCTCGGGTGGTGGTTCGGTATCCGCTTTGGGATTCGGGGGCTCATCGAGATCTGCGGGATCCTCGGGTGCCAGCCCGAAGCAGGTCCGCGAAGCCGACGACCGTATCAATGATCTGTCCAACCGCCTGGACGTGACCGAGCAGGAGCTAGCCGACCTCGAGTCTAATCCTAAGGCGAAAGAAACGACCAAGCAGCGTAAACGCGACATGGTCGAAAAGCTCAAGCGGGATCTTCAGCAGGCGAAAGACGACCGAAATGCCCTCGGTTCAAGCGGGTCTGGCGGTGGATTCGGCGGCGGCAACAACCCGTACGCCAAGATCGCCGAAGGACTAGCTGAAATCATGCCGGATGCCGGGGGCCTCGCTGACATCGGCATCGGCGGACTCAAAGAGTCCCTTCTGCCCCCAGGATTCTCCGACCCCACCCAATGGGGATTAGTACAAGCGGGCTCAACTCTGCTGAAGTTCTTTGGCGGGCTGCGCAATAACTCGGATGGAAAACCGCTACTAGGTGAGGGCGGGGCGCTGTTCGCCAATATCGCCGGATCTGCCATGACTGGATCTGGCAGCGGAATCGTCGACGCGATCAAGACGATCATTCCGGCCCCGTTCGGGAGCATGGATGCTGCGCAACTCCAAGGTGCCCCAGGGGACATCAACCCCGTCATTGCAGGTGCTCAAATCCCAGGCACCGGCTTCGGCGATATGGGCTCCGCGTTCTCCAGCGGCAGCGCCGGTCCCGCACAGGGCGGAAATGGCGCAAACGTCGACCAGTCCATCAACTTCAACGCCCCCGTAGGAACCGGCGTCGATCAGGCGATGCAGAAGTCGCAATCCGCCCAAAACCAACAGTGGCGCCAGAACTTCGGAACACGAACCGGACCGGTGGGGTAGTAGATGGCTCTGTCTAACCCTTGGATCCACGGCCCGGAAACCGGCGAAGACTTCACACAGCTCCCGCCGCACCTGCAAGGCGTGGAAACGAAGATCGTCTACATCGGCGTCGTGCATCCGATCCACAAGAAGCGGTTCACCTGGAACCTCTTGGGTTCACACAAGGGCCGCGAGGGCATTGTGATGGCGCCCGTCGCCACCGGGTTGTTCCACACCCCGTTCGAAACTCTCATGTCCGAGGGGCCTTACCAGATCGGTGCCGAACCAGAGCGCACCGACTGGAAGAAGCGCATGATTTCCATCGGCGTTCACGTGAATCCCGATATTGCCCCCTGGATAAGCGGTAGTAGCAGCAGGGTCATTGACACCCCATTCCGGTATCGGATGATCGAGGAACGCTGGTGGGGTTCATGGTCGGCCACCGAAGACGGCTACCTGGGAGTGTTTACCCGCACCCATGGGTGGCGGTGGCTGCGGGTACGGCTCGCTGAAGAGCCGAAAGACCCGTGGGAACTCGACCCGGTGGCATTCGGCAACAACTTCATGACCTGGAGCATGAACATCGTTGCCACGCAGCCATATTTCGCTAAGCGAACAGAGTTCAAGACGTGGCAGAACGATGTCGAAACCTCCACGCTGTGGGACAAGATTGAGGACCTGCTCAACGAGTTCATTCCCGGGCTGGATGTGGGTGAAGGCGCCATTCGTGTGCCGAACCGCGGAGACATTGCTGTCTACCCGAAGTTCTTGGTGTCCTCGCCGGGTAAATGCTGGATTCAAGAGGGTGACCGGTGGGTTGAGCTGCCGCTACTGAGCCCGCAGGACGGCTACGTGATGGTAGATACCGACCCGAACGCGCAAACACTCACCGCAACAACAGATCCAGTGGACCCGCTATTCATGCGGATCCTGCGTAACTCTCAACTCCTCGATGTCCTTCTGCATGACCTGCTTTCCATCACCCTGCCGGTATGGAGGCGTATGGAGGACCGATTCACCGAAGCATCCAAGATCCCCCCAAGAACGCTGGCGGCGGTCAAGGTGCGCCACTCCAACGCTGATGGGCGGGTCACCATGTTTGTTCCCCAACGCTATTCAAAGGGCTTCGCGTAGCAGTGTCGGGTGATTGGTCGGTCGATCTGACCGACTTCACAAGCCTGCAAGGAATCCTGGACCGGCTGCTCCGCGAGACGCAGACCACCCCAGACCTTGGCGACCCCATGGTGGCGTACCGCTACCTCAATGCGCGCCGCAAGGCCATGAGGGACGCCTACAAGCAGCGACCTTTGCTGCGGATCTGGGACAAGCACCACCGCCCGATCGCCGACCTAGCGGGCGAGAAATCGGTTGTTGTAGAGGAAGTCATGGCGGACTCAGGTACCGCCACGGTGGTCATAAGGCATTCGAACTGGCTGTCCAAGTTCCTTCTCTATGACCGCCGCGCTGAAGAAGATATCCAGTTCACGCTAGATCCGAACCCCACTGATCGGTCATGGAAAACCCGTTGGGGCGGAAAGATCGTGAACGTCAACGCAGTGCGCGACAAGGACGGGTTGCACACCGTTGAGCTCGAGATGATGCACAACCGGGAGCACGCAAAACACATCCTGGGCGGCGCGAATCCTCTGTTACCGCCGGAAATTCAGTTCCCGAAGATGTTCTTCCTTCCCTGGAACATGCGCACGGCTGGTTCGATCATCATGTTCCTAAACCTGGCTCGCCAGTTCTTCCCGCTCTTGAGTATCCCGACGAACATCTTCAATCCTGGCGCATGGCTGGGGGTTCGGGACATCATCGGCGGCCTAAATCCGTTGGCGTGGCCCATTCAAGTGCAATTCGTCAACCCACTGTTCGACCAGTCCCGCACCACAATCCTGTCGTCCCGCTGGCAAGACCTGCACACCGTCCTTGCGGCACCGATGCAGGACGCAGGCTGCATGCTGCGCGCATACACCTGGCTCAAAGAGGACGACACCTCACCACATCCTGAGCTGGGAATGCTAGGTGATGCGTTAGCGCGCCCTACACGCAACTGCGTGGTCTTCGCATTTGAAGACAAGTCCGGGGTTACCGGCCCCACGGGAACTTTGATCGACGGGCCGCTGCGCCTGATCGCCGAGACCGCAGACGATCTGATCACCAACGCCATCGTCCCGCCCGACATGTACGACGAAGACGGCGACGGAAAAACCGATCCTTTAATCAGGAAGTGGTTGGGATTCGCCCCCGCCAAGCCGAAAGTCATATTCCGCGAGGGCGAATACACCGGAATCATCGACGCCAAGCGATCGATGAAGGGCTCAACAGCAAAGACCGTGATGACCGGTTCCCGGTCGCCGGCATGGCTGAATCAGCTCCAAACGTTCGGTATCAAATACGGGCTATCACAGCTATCGGCTGTTATCTCATACGGTTTGGGCGCATACCAGCAGCCCGGAACCCCAGGTTTGGAGGAGCTGTACCAAGGGCAGCTAGATAACACACTGTTCGCCTGGCAGCGGTTCACCGATCCGCGCCGCGTACTACTCATGGGCGACCTGGGTTATCTAGAACACTTCGAGCAAGGCCAGGGAACCGCCTACACATCCGCGGGGATCCTGGATCTACGTAACGGGCATTGGAAGACGCGGGCTTTTGTCAGCTTCAAAACCAGCATCCGAAACGGCATGCCCTGGATAGCCGACGAGCATTTCACCCTCGGCGACAGGGTCGCCTTCCAACTGGGAAGCGTCCTACATGTCGATCAAGTCTCAGCGATCCGCCGTTCATACGACGCTGACTCGCCACTGCTGGTTGAACTTTCGCTCGGGCAGGACTTGGACGAAGAAGACCCGGTAGCCAAGTCGATGCGCACCCTCGCGGGCTTCTGGAATCTCGCCGGAACCTTCTTTGGCTCCGACTCAATGTTCTGAGTAAAGGAACGAAATTGGCTGCAGATAAGTACGTTCCGCGTGCCCTACAAGCCTATGCGGAGAAACAGAAGGCACGGGACGCACAGAAAGCGGAGATGGAAAGCGCCTATCAGGACTTTCTGACCGACTGCCATTACCCGCAAGACAAAGACGGAAACCGCATGGACTCGGCGCATTTCGTGTGGCTTGTGGGTTACCACATGATCAGGTGCGGGTGGCGGCGCTCGGCGCAACCCCTCATCAAACCGCGGGCCGTCGAGGCGCCCGGGGTGGTTGAAGGCGCGATCGAATGGGTTCCTATCGACGCCCCCGACGACCCCTTAGAGGGCGTCGAGAACATGACGTTCGCACAGATCAACGCCCTACCAGAGTGGCTGAAACGCAAAGCGATACAGCGACTGAACGGCAATCAAGACGCAGATGACGACCTACCCGAAATGGCCGAACCGGCATGGCGGGTGACTCCGAACATCGCCATCAAAGATGAGCGACCCATCGGGGATGACTTCGTGAAGGGAATCGAGAATGGCTGAACCGGGCGATACCCCCTACCTTGGGTCGATTCTTGCGCGCCTGCACTTCTGGGGTGTCGTCTCCGACATGGACGTACCCGGTGGTGTCACAGGCACATTCGAGCTCGCCGACCAAGACGGAGCAGTCACCATGGACGCCCTCGTAGGGCCTCCTGGTCCCGCTGGTGAGAATGCCCCCATCGTCAAGATGCAGTACCAGTCCAGCATCGACGACCCCGCCGATCTTCCCCAAAACCTCACCGACGATCCGATTGATATCGGAAAAGCCTGGTGGGTAGGCAACATCGTCTACCTGTGGGACGGCGAACACTACGTCCAGAAGCAGATGGGCACACAAGGCCCACCGGGACCGCTGCCGAACATTACGCCCACGGTCCAACTACTGGACCCGGACAACCCGAGTTTGACATCGGAGATCATCGTTTCGGGTACCTCTGCCAACCCGACATGGCTGTTGAAGCTCAAAGCACCGCGTGGTCCGCAGGGCGATAACGCCACCATTCGAGACGCCACCGACTATGACGACTCGGTCGCGCCCGCTGCGGGACAGGTCATTGCCTGGAACGGTGTTGACTACGCGCCCGCCGACTTCAACCCCTTGGCGACACGGTTCTACACCGTTCCCGAGTCTGCGTTCACCGACTTCACGGGTCTAGCCACACGGCAGACGATCGGCTCATTCATCATCCCGCCGATGCCGTTCGACTACGTACCCGTAGTGCACGGGCATTTCAAGGCCAACGGCATCGAACTCGACGCCGACCCATTCATCATCGGCTCCGAGGTCCGCATAGGTAACGCCACAAGCGGCCAGCTGATCGCCAAGGGCGCCGGCAACATGTCCTCCTGGTCCGCCCTGTTCCCGCACGCCTCATCCACGGGCTCCCCGAACACCGCTATCACCCCAGACAACGGGATCGGCATGATCCCGGCCTACAGCACCGGTACAACGTCAACTTTGTACGTGAACCTCGTCAACGAGGGCATGGCGGGCTTCTACTCCTTCAACAAAGCAGGCGCACAGCTCTCAATCCTCATCGTCCCCGTCTCTCCGTTGAAGCCTGAGGACGGCTCCTAGTGCCACGGTCTTTCGACCGAATCCCGCTGCCGTTCAACGACCCTAACCAGGGGCTCGAGTTCCATATCGGCACCGCTTTCCAGCAAGGGCTGGAAATGTGGAAGGCAATCATCGATGGAATCATTGAGTACGCCGAAAGCCTGATCAAGGAACTCATTCAGAAGCTCCTGGGCTTGGATGTTGACCCGGAGCAGGCGCTCGAGGATCTGTGGAATCTACTCACCGGCTGGGTAGATGACATCCCGATCATCGGCGACATCATTGAGATCATCAAGGACTTCCTGAACGGGAACCTGTTCGGGCGTGACGGATTCATTCTTTCGAACCTGATTCCGGCGTTGTCGTTCAGCTGGATCACCGATGAGCAGCCGAACCTGTTGGTGGCGGGCAATTTCCAGGACGGCGCCAGCATCGCGGACAACCCGTACTGGACTTGGGAGTCCGGTGTCACGCATAGTGCGGACAGTTCGGGCAGCGTGAAGGTCACCGCGAATGGTGTCACGAAAGCGTTGCGGTCCAACGAGATTCTTGCCAATCCTGGGCAAACCATGTCGCTGGAGATGTGGGTTAAGTGGTCCGGGTACACGGGCACTAATTCGCCGATCAAGTTGCAGATGGTCGAGTTCTCTGGTCGCGGGGATAGCGCTGTGCAGGTTGGGGTTGAGGATGTTGCGACCCTGAACCCGAACACGTCAACGGGGGATTGGCGTCAAATGGTGGGGAACTACACGGTTCCCGATGGTGTGCATGCGGTGCGTGTGCGCATCCTGCTGACCAAGGATGCCACCTCGGGTGTTCTGAACTTTGATGACGGTGTTGGTAAGAAGACCAACAAGATTCAGCAGGGCTGGATCGACGGGTTGTCGAACACGTTCCAGGAAGTGCTGTCGCGGTGGCAGTTGATCATCGACACCGTAGTCAACGGGATCACGGGCTCTAACAACGCGTTACACACTCTGGAAGATCTGTTCGAGGCTGTCACTCATATCCCGTTGTTCAAGATCCTTGGCTTCGGTGGCCCTGGGGATGCGAACACAACGTTCGAGGAGTTCCTTTCACATCTTCTCGGGGGAATGTCGGGGTCGACTGACCCGAACTCCAATGGCGGGTTCGCGGACCTGTTCAACGTCGCCAAACTTTTGCAGACCGCGGCGGCGATGGGGGAGAGCGCCTTCCAGATCCTCTCGATCCGCAACAACACCCCCGTCAACACGGGTCTGTTGCCGTCGGGGCGGTCGAACTACGGCCTGACCAGCGTCAACACCACCCTCTCCGCTACACAGAGTGCGTCGCTGATCGCGACAATGAGGGTGGAGCAAGACATCGCTTTGGGTGTGGTGTCGTGGCTTGGCTGCGGCACCAGCGGGATCACAGCGTTCTACGTCAACATCTGGAAACTCGACGGGGTTTCCGGGGACTGGGCTTTGGTGCACCACTCCCCGAACATCCTGTCCGAGCTGACCGCCGGTACCACACCGAACTGGACGTTCTACCAGCTCGACACCCCAGTTGATCAGAAGGCGGGGGAAACCTACGCCTACGAACTCGTCCCCGTCGGCGGAACCCACAGTGTGCGAGGGATTTCGACCACGGACGACATTCCTGATCATCCGTTCGCGCAGGTCGTTGGCTTGGCCGCGACACGGGATAACTCGTCGTCCCCGAACACACCTCCCTCGACCATCGCCAAATCCAGTGTTGTCCGGTCCGGGAACATCCCGTGGATTGAAACAGCCATCGACACCGGAAACGGTGTGGGCTACTACGACCCCATCTCCGTCTATGTGGTGGATTCAGGCACGATCCCCATCCCGTCGTGGGCGAATTTCGTTGATGTCACCGCCGTTGGCGGGGCCGGTGGAGCGCAACAAGGATTGACCCTCGGCTTCCACGGTGAATCTGGTTCACCTGGTCTCTATAAGTCCACGACGTGGCAGCGCGGCGTCCACTTCGCTGACGACGCGGTGCTGACGTTCACCAAAGGTGTTGGCGGGCTCGGCGGGCAAGGCGATGGCGCCGACGGCACCGCGAGTATCTGGTCCATCCCCGACTACAGCATCACCGCCGAACCTGGCGTAGGTGGTACCGAACTACAGCTTGGCGCCAACCCGATCGGTCGCGGACCCGGGAATTTCGAGTACAAGGGCGAAAACCATGTCGGTGGCGCCGACCAAAAGGTCCCCGGCCGCGACGGCGTATCCCCGGGCGGTGGCGGCAACGGCGGTAACGGGCTGACGTTCCAATTCGGCGGTAACGGCGCCGACGGCGCCGGCTGGGTCAGGTTCCGGCAAAACCCGCTCGACGGGGAGTCGGTCATCGGCGGACCCGGACAAGTTCTCGTCCCCAGCATCGAATCCACCGCATCACTGGGCACCCCCACCGTCTCGGGTGGGTTGTCGCTGCTTCCGCTGGAGGATCAGGCAGCTATCGACGCGATCGTGGCCGCGAACATGACCGCCCCAGGCGGGGTGTTGGCCATCCAGTCCCCAGACGGGTACTACACGAAGGCTTACGGCAAGGTCTCCACCGCCGCTGGGGCACGGAACGTGATCCTAGAAGACCACTTCCGTATCGGTTCCTGCACCAAGTCGTTCACCGCGACCATGATCTTGCAGGCAGTTGATCGCGGCTTGTTGTCTTTGGATGACCCGCTGGAGAAGTTCCTACCGGGCGTTCCTGGCGGCACCAAGATAACGGTCCGGCACATGATGTGTCTGCGGTCAGGTCTGTTCAACGAACAAACCGACCTCGGCATGATGATGCGCTACTTCCTGATGCCGACCTCTGACTGGACGGACGAAGAAACACTCGCGATCGTCAAACAGCACGAACCGTCCTTTGAACCCGGCCAAGGTTGGGCGTACGTCAACTCCAACTACTTCCTGCTGGGGATGATCGTTTCGATCGTCAACGGCCGCCCCACACGAGACGTGCTACAGACGGACATTCTTGATCCGTTGGGTTTGACGCAAACCAGTTGGCCCACCACCGCAAAGATGCCCGAACCGTATGCGAACGGGCACGCCTGGGCCACCGGCATTTTCGGTGGCGGGGCCTGGCAGGACGCCACCGAAACCGGGCCGGGATATGCCAGCGCTGCCGGTGTCATGATTTCCACCGCCCACGACCTGCTGCTGTGGGCCAAGGAATTACGCGACGGCACTCTATTGAGTCCTGAACTGCATGAGCTGAGAACCAAATGCTACTGGCCCGTGCCGTGGGGTAATGATGATCAGCTGACCTATTTCGGATACGGGCACGGCATGTTTGAGCTCGGACAGTGGCGCGGCCACGGCGGGTCGTGGCGCGGCTACGAAGTCTCGGTCTACTACCTGCCGAACGGCACCTTGTTCGCGATGTGTGAGAACGCCCAGACACCGACCGTTGAGGTTGAGGTGTCGATGATGTTCAAAATCGGCAAGTACCTGTACCCCGATTCTCTGACTGTCCCTGACTATCAGGCGAATCGGGTGTTCGGTATCCCGTCGAAAGCTTCGGTCGGTAAACCGATCGTCGGCAGTATTGATGTCAAGTTCGACAACAAGAGCACCGTGGGCACAAGCCAGGCGACGATCCCGGAGTTCACGCTGGACCCCGAAGCGAACATCGTCTTCGCCTATATGGCAACGCAATCCGGCATAGATATGTCTGGTGTGACGGCGAAAATCGGCGGCGTCACCATGAACAAACTCCCGGTGATCTCCAATGGATCGAACCGGCTGGTGGTGTGGTGGCTGCTCGATCCTCCCACTGGGGCTAGGTCGATCAATCTGATCGGCACCCCGTATGGGTCGAACTATGCAACCGGTGCGGCGTCCTACAAACTCGCTGCACCTGCCGGGATTGAAACACCCGTAATCACGCAGGGTTACAGCGCATCCCCCTCGGTCAGCGCCTCCACTAATAGCCACGGCAGGATCGTCAACGCCTTCCTGTACGGGGGGCAGACCAGCGCCTACAACCAAACCGAGCGTGGACATTTGGATGCCGTCGCGTTCGGTGCCGGACTGATATTCGGTGACGCACCTGGGGGTTCGGTGACGTTCACCCAAACCCTCACAGCTGCCGCCCCATGGATCGGTATCGCGATCCCCATCGTCTCCAACGCGGAATAGGGAGAACCTTATGGTCAACGCTTTGTACGACAAGGCCCGAGAAGCATTCCTTAAGGGCGACCTGGATTGGGAAGTACACAACTTCAAAGTCTGCGGGGTGGACGCCACCTACACCCCTAATATTGCAACCCACCAGTATCTTTCGCACATCACAGGGGTTGTGTGCACATCCTCGAACCTGTCCGGTAAGTCGTGGACCGCTGGTGTCGCGGATGCTGCCGATGTCGTGTTCCCGACTGTCACGGGTGCAACGATTGTGCGCTGGATCATCTACCAAGACACCGGCACCGCCGGGACATCGCAGCTTGTCGCCTTGTACGACACGGCATCCGGGTTGCCGGTGATTCCTGATGGCACGAACATTTCGGTGACCTGGGACAACGGGGCTAGTCGGATCTTCCGCATCTAGCGATGGCGGGTGTAACCGGCTGGTGGGCTGAAACATTCAGCGAACCGGCCCCTAAAGTGCTCGCCCTAGCCGGGGGAGTTCCCGGGGTTGCGGTGACGCACGACGTGTACGCGTTCCCGACCGGCGCAACCCTAACTCTGACGGGATCTGAGCCGCCCGTCATTGGCCCACCTCTACGGCCCGGGTCGCCGGAACTCACCCTTACGGGCGGAGTGCCGGGTATTCGGGTCGGCAATGTCCTTACGCCAGACGACGGCGAAATGGCATTGACTGGCGGTGTCCCCACCATAGTTCAGTCCACCAACAACCTTGTATTCCCCACGGCGGCTGCGGGTTCGCTCACCGGGGGAACGCCGACGATCATCACCGGCCCAATCCTGATCCCGACGGCAGCCACCCCTTCGCTTACCGGCGGAACGCCCGCGTTGGCACATCGGTTGGTGCCCACCGCTGCAACACCGACACTCACTGGTGTCCGCCCGCTGATCAACGTGACCTACCCGCCACCCACGGTGCAGCTCACCCTCACGGGCGGCACCCCACGGATTGCCGTCACAGTCACCCCGACTGGCGCAGCCCCAACCGTCACGGGCGGCACACCGTCCATAGCCCTGTCGGTGGCTCCCACAGCCTCGCTGACCGTTACTGGTGGGACGCCGAGAATAGTGCAGACCCTCGCCCCGCCAGCAGCAGCACCGACGCTTACCGGCGGGGCTCCGCTGATTGCCGCAAAGGTAGCGCCCACGGGCGCGTCCCCGTCCTTGACGGGCGGAACACCGGTAGTCACCACCATCCACACAGTCTCTTTCGTTGCCGCCAACGGAAATGCGAGCAGTTCCGTCACCATCCCTACACATCAGGTTGGCGATTTGATTGTCCTGTTCGCGTACAACCCGTTCTCAACCTCGGCGCCCACGAAGCCGTCAGCGGGTGGCACGGTACCCGACTACACCTATATCGACAACGCGAACAGCGGCAGCGGATCAGGTTGTACCACGGCGTATTTCAAGGCGACAGCTACTAACACGACATCGGGGACTTGGGGCAGTGCGTCCCACATGATCGCGGTCGTTGTGCGTGACCAGAACACAAGTTCACCGATCGGTGGTCATGGCCAAGCTGCGGGAACGAGCGCCTCGTCCACTGCGCCGTCGGTGACGTTGACCCATACCGACGGGTCCTCGGTACTGCTGCATTTCCATGGCCACTCCAGCTTGGGTGCGAGTGGATGGGACTCGGCGCCAGCCGGTTACACACGCCAAGCCTCATCGGGTGCGGCGTTCGGTTCAGCGACCGCCCTCAACACCAAGAACATCACCACCACCGATGGATCTGTAGCCCAGACGGGCGGCCAGTCCGGCCAAAGCTACGCGGCAGCCACTGTCGAAATCATCAACTAACGAAAGGGCACTACCTTGACCGCAGGCACATGGACGTTCCCCAATGGGGCGCGCACCAATCTACTTAACGGAACGTTCGACATCGACTCCGACACCTGGCGGGTCGCCCTCGTCACTTCGTCCTCCAATATCGGTTCCTCAACAACAACGTGGGCTGGTGTCACCAATGAGGTTGCGCAGGCGAACGGCTACACCACGGGCGGTGTGGCTGTGACCCTTACCCTTTCGGGCACTACGAGTGTGACGGCGTCGTTCTCCACGAACCCGACTTGGACCGCTTCGGGTGGCAGCATCACCGCAAGGTGGGCTGTCCTTTACGAGCTCGGCGGCAACGTGCTGTGCTACGTGCTCCTGGACAACACCCCAGCCGACGTGACCACCACCAACGGCAACAGTTTGACGATTGACAGCGACGGGGCACCAGCTCCCGTCTTCACCTTGTCGTAGCACCCTCACCTCCTTGTGGGCCTCGCTAGTGCGGGGTCTTTTTTAATGCCCGAAAGAGGTCGCATGTTCTCTCAACTGCTGCGGTTCCCCGCCTTCTACGCCGTGATCGGGTTGGCGGGGTTCGGGTTCGGAGTGTGGTTCTGGCGCTCCCGCTGGGCGGGTAGGCCAGGGCTTGATCCCCGGATTGGAGGCATCTAGTGAATTGGTCGCGCCGCATGATCAATGAGTGGCTGTCCGCTATCTGGTGGTCGTACTGATGGCTGTCCTACGTACGAACGTTGAGTTCGCGAAGCGGATCTTCCAGGACCGTGTCGGCAACGACTACGTGTATGGCGGCAATTGGAATCCGTTCAACCTCAAGGTCGGGACGGACTGCTCCGGTCTCGTCATCGATATCTGTGATGCTGTGCGTAACGGGACCGCGATGGCCTGGACTCGGCATGGGATGTCCACCGAGAGCTGGCGGCCCATCGAGGTGGGTCAGACCGGAACGATCTTCAACACCATCTGTGTCGCGTCGCCGAATGACTTCCCGGCTGATGCTGCGGTGAAGATCGCCATCCATCACGGTCCCGGCGGTGGGGCGAACAGCCACATGTGGTGTGAGGTTGAAGGAATCCGCATGGAGTCCAACGGCTCCGATGGGTGTGTGACCGGCAACCAGGCGCGGTCCGTGTACGACACGAGCTATGCGAACGACTGGCACTATCTGCCAGGACCGATCACGGGTCAGGCGGGTGTCGATCCCGCGGGAGTGCTGGCACGCGCCACCGGACTGAGTGTCGCGAGGGCCGCCGAGATTCTGCCCGCGGTGTCGGACGGGCTCAAGGCCAGCCAGTGCACGAACGTAAATCGGATAGCGATGTGGCTGGCGCAGGTCGGCCACGAGTCAGCCGGCTTCAATGCCACCGAAGAGTACGCCTCCGGTGCCGCCTATGAAGGCCGTGCAGATCTGGGCAACACCCAGCCGGGGGATGGGGTGCGGTTCAAGGGCCGCAGCTGGATTCAGATCACCGGCCGCAACAACTACGCAGCGTTCTCGCGGTGGTGTTCGGGTAAAGGACTCGTTCTGTCGCCAACGGAATTCGTTGATAACCCGAAACGACTGGCCGAACTGCGGTGGGCCGGTATAGGTGCGGCTTGGTACTGGACGGTCGCCCGCCCGGACATCAACGCCCTGTCGGATCGGCAGGACTTGGAGACCGTCACCCGCCGAATCAACGGCGGCACCAACGGCCTGGCCGACCGCCGCGACCGATACAACCGCGCCCTACTGCAGGGCGACGCGCTGCTGCAACTACTCGCCACTAGTGAACCGCTGGACCCGATTGAGGAGCTACTGATGTCAGACCTTCAGGTCGAATCCCTATCCATCTACGCCACCCCAGGTGAGCCGTTGATCCCGATTGTTCGCATGGTGCAGGCCATCGACGCCGCGGAGCACCGCAAGCTCGTCGAGGACTGGGCGCGCACCGGGGATGCAGACGCACTATCCCGTATCGCCCGCACCGCGGCGGGGCAAGGGAAGTTCCGTGACGCCGCCACCATCGCACACGCCAAAGCCGTGCTCGCTGACATTGAAGCCACTAACCCTGCAGTCCTGCAGGAGTTCATCTCTCAGAAGGGACAATCATGACCGCCCAGATTCGCAAGTGGTACTACCTCATCGGCGCACTGGTGACAGCGCTCGTGCCGATTCTGGTGACCTCCGGTGTCGTCAGTGACACCCAGGGCAATGCGTGGATCAACGCCGTTGTTGCCATCGGTGGCGTTCTGGGTGCTGCGGGTCTCGGCACTGCCGGTGTGGTCTTGGGCAAGCAGATCAAGGGAGCCCCCGGTGCCGCAGCGGACAAGGCCGTCACAAGCCTGCAGGACATCCAGGCTCAGCTGAACTCCACCGCGCAGGCGGCGCAGGACCAGCTTGCCGCCGCCACCCAGGTTGCCGTGGACAGCATCACCAAGATTCAGGCCACCGTAGGCAATGTCGTCGGCCCGCAGGTTTCCCTCGGCCCGCTGGCTGCCGAGGTCATCAAGAGCGTGACTGAGTGATCCTCACCCTCGGTTCCCATGGGGAGGTAGTAGCGAGGTGGCAGCGGGTCATGTTGGCCCGCTACGCCTCCTACGCGAAAGCCGCTGACGGGGGACCGCTGAAGGTTGATTCGTATTTCGGGTACGACGACCAAGCCGTCCAGAAGGAATACCAGCGCCGAACCAACCAAGCCCAGAACGGGATTGTTTCGGCGGCCGACCTGGTGAAGCTGGGTTTGACGCCGCTGTTCTTCACAGTCGAGGGACACCTGTCCGACATGTTTGTCGGGCCTTGTGCTTTCGTGGCCTCCACTTTGGAGCGTGAAGGGCGGGCGGTATGGCGGCCTACCGGCTACGACAACGTACGGCTGCCGTTCAACAACCAGTCCGGTGTGGACGAACTCGTGAACCGGCTCGACACCAAGCTGTTTGATGACGGCACACCCTTCCCCGAAGGAACGCCGTGGAATCTGGCCATCTTCAGCCAGGGCGCCATGGTCGGCTGCGAAGTCATGGAAAAGCACGTCCTACCCACTAATGGGCGGTTGCATTACCGGCTCAAGGACTTCCGCAAGGGCATAGCCTTTGGGAACCCCTACCGGCTGATCAACCAGTGTGCGCCTTGGGTTCCCGACCCACCCCAGCCCAACACACAGGGGATCATGGACTGGCACTTCGACTTCCTGAAGTACCCCGAGTTGGCGGGGAAGTGGCAGGAGCATTCCCGTACCAGAGATTGGTACGCCGAGAACCGGTTGGATGAGGCCGGGGTCAATATGACCGCGATAGCCCGCATAATCACCCAATCCTCCTGGACCGGTGGGGCTTCCTCGATAGTGGCCCGAATCATGGACCTCTTCATCAACCCATTCGACGGGTTAATCGACATCGTGTGGGCCATCGTGCGGACGTTCCAGGGTATCGCCCATTTAGAGGCCCACGGTACTTATGACCTGAATCCAGTCCTTGACTGGTTCCGGGCCTGACATGGACGGCTTCGTGGTCTATCCACGCGCCGCGGTGTGTGGCGAATGCGGCAAGTTCTACATCGATAACACGGGCGGCAGCATCTGCATGCCATGCCTAGCCGAAGCACTCGGCTGGGCACTTCCCACAACTGAATAGAGCCCTCGAAGCGCCCCATGAAAGGCGGTTCAAACAAATGTCCATCCGGGAACAACTGGCCGAGGCTGCCAAGCCGAAGCAGCGCTGCACATGCTGTGCATGGGTCGCTACGCAGAGTGCAGATGACCGTAAGGCTATTGAGGAATGGGTAGCCGAAGGAAAGTCGATTGAGGCGCTTGTCCGCGTGCTACGGAATGAGGGTCTTCCGGTGGGGCCGATTCAGTTTCGGCGTCACGTACGAGAGTGTGTGCGCTCTTGAGTATCCGTGACAGCCTCAATAGTCGCCGCCCCGTGCCGGAAGAGTCGGCACCAGAGCAGGCGAAAATGCGCGCGGAGTGGGACGGCACCGCAGGTTTTATTCAGACGGGCAAGGTCTCAGATGACTTCGATGAGCAGGATTTCGAGGGGATTCTCCGGGAGTTCGCCGACGAACTGCACTACGACCCAGCCAAGGTTGAGATTGCCGGTAACCCACAGGTCGTGGTGTGGGAGACGGGCTTCCGCAACAAGGAGGGGGAGTGGGAGAAGCATAAGCACCACTCCTGGCGGTATCACCTCGCCGTCCGGCGTTGGGCTATAGACCTACCCGCCTTGTATGCGGAGGTCCGCAAGACGAGGCCGGTGCAGCCGAAGAAACCCACAGGGGAGTCGACGGTTGTGGTGTGCTGGGCAGACATTCAAACCGGGAAGGTCGACCACCTCGGCGGCGTCAAAGAGTTATTACTGCGCCTTCAGGAAAAGCGGGAAAACCTGAACGCCTACCTGAAACGTTCAAGGTTTGATCGCATCATCATCGCGGACGTGGGCGACATTGTGGAGGGCTTCGACAACGTCACAGCCCAAACCCGCACCAACGGCCTATCTCTCATGGATCAGGTCGAGGTTGCCGCCACGGAGTTCTGGAAGACCATCACCCTGTGCGCCAAGCACGCCCCGGTGGATGTGCTGTCCATCCCGTCCAATCACGGCCAGTGGCGCCGCGGGAAGGATCTAATCGGGAAGCCCACCGACGACTGGGGATTGGCCATTTCTAAGCGTCTTGAATGGCACAACAACCCTGACAACCAGGGCCCGAACCTCCCGGTGGAGTTCCATCGGCCGCCCGAGTGGTGCGAGACGCTGCAGTTCGATGTACGCGGCACCAGGCTGGGGCTGGCACACGGCCACCAAGCCTCCGGCGCTGACCGGGTTAAGACGTGGTGGGAGAAGATGACCCACGGCGGCGTCATGGACTGCCACGTCCTACTCACAGGGCATTTCCACTACGCCAGCCTGCGCCCCCATGGCCGCGACCAAGTAACGGGTAAGGCGCGCTGGCACATCCAAGCCTCAACCCTGGACAACGGCTCAGCGTGGGTGATGAACAAGATGGGCGAAGACGGCGACCCGGCACTAACTGTGTTCCAGATCAACAACGACGGCTTCGACGTCCAGAGCTTCGCGCTCCTTTGATACCCACTGATACTCGGGAGCCGCGATGAGTGAACACCCCGACGAACTCATACAGAAGTACGTCGAAGCGATGGATCAAGAACCCGGCTGGCGGGTATCAGATTTCGTGCTCATGGTCGGGTTCGAGAGAGTCCAAGCGGACGGCACCATAGAGCACACCTACGGCGTGTACGAAGGTGAGAACCAATCACCCTGGGCCACACACGGATTAGTCGCCAACGGTATAGAACACCTAGAACGTACTGAGTGACAGTCATGCCCTCATCGCATCTCTACCTTGCCGTCGGGGTAGCAGATATATACGGGTCTGCACTTGCCGGTGGCGTACCGCACCGTGTACCAGGTGCCGGAATGGTCGCGCTCAGGGCCATCTGGGGTTGCGAACAGAATCTCCGTGGCTTCAACGATGTCCCTGTCTCGCGCCAGATAATCCTTGGCGGGCAGCCAGGTAGCGCCGGGGTCATAAGGCATCCGAAGGTTTGGGCTTATGGGTGGGTGCACAATAACTCGGCAGTGTCCGGCCATCGCATAGCAGTGCATCATCTCATCCGCACCAACGCATGCTCCATGATGCACTTCCGCGCCTGTGGGAATCGCGCCTAGCAGCCAATCTTGCTGCTGCGGTGTCAGACCCTTTCTCGTGCCCGTGAATCCAACTCGGGCGGCTTCTGTCGCGAACTTCATACCTCAATTATCCGGCGTTTCAACCGGAGTCGCGGTGTCTAGGCCCCCGCGCGAGGAGAGCGCGCAGGGAACTAGCTCACCGTACCGCGCCCATCTATTTGATGTATCCGGCAGAACGCCAAAATTGCGGCTTCTACCTGCGTGTTTCTAACTTATCCACAACCTAATCGGGGAGGGTTCCCATGGCTTTACATCCATCTGATTGGGCGTGGATCACTATGGCCGCCGGGATCATCGCCTACGAGATAGCTTGCCCACCCGGGGAACTTCTCAGTGACGCCACTACCCGCTACGGGCAGTCCCACATGTTCCTCAGCTCCGCCGTGATCGGGGTAGTGGCCGTGCATCTGCTGCGCACCACCGGACTGCTGCGGTTCATCCCCGAACAGCTCGACCTAATCCATTTGTTGGCTTCACTAAAGTGAGAGGACACCGCTATGTCTGCATGTGAGTTATCAAGGAGCACTGCGGCGGCGGGTACTTCGCGGTGAATGTCGCGGGGATCGATTCACCGATCGAACTACTCGCCGTCTTCCTAGTTGTCGCCGGACCCATCGCCGGGGCTTGGCTCACCGGGTATCTCGCCAACCGCAAGCACATTGGGAAAATGGCCTCCGAAGTCAAAGCCGTCAGGGGACAGGTGGAGAACTCTCACCAAACCAACCTGCGCGACGACCTCACGGACGTACTGAACGGCATCAATCTGATCGCCCAACGACAAGAACATCAGGGGAGAGAGATTGGCGGCCTGATCAAAGATGTTGGCGGACTGATGGACCGTGTAGGCGATCTAGCCGGGGACATCCGCGACCACCGCGACGAACTCGACACCATCGGCAAGCGCATAGACAAACTCAAGCGCTAG